TAAAAAATATCGAAAATCCTGAAATGTTTGAAAGAGATCAATGGTTATTTGACTTAGCCGCAGCGCACTGGAACGACGACGATGGAAAAACTGGTAGAATTTACCAAAAATTTAGGCCTTTTTTGATTTAAGAATCCAATCTTTATTATATTGTTCTATAACCTCATATCCCCATTTATTTAAAAGTTTAATACTAGTTAAATCTTTCATGTCGTCTTGATACTCGTGTTTTTGTTGTTCAATAACAAGGATTGGAAGATTATTTTCTATTGTTTGTTGCGCACCCAGTAATATTTGTTCTTCAAATCCTTCGACGTCAATCTTAATCATATCTATATCTTTGAAATTAAAACTGTCTAAAGTTTTCATAGATATTTCACCTTTTCCATAAGAAGTTAGATCAACATGACTGTGTCCTGTATTACCTGCAACAATATTCATGTTAATTAATGTTTCTTCTTTGCCTAATGCGTTATCATATAGCGTATAATTTTTTAATTTAACATTTTTCACAAAACATTTTCTAAAATCACGCACTGGTTCAAACGCAATGACATGATTAAATTCTTTTACTAAATCGCAAGCCCACAATCCTACGTTCGCACCAATATCTATACAATATCTTCTTTTTTCACAAATTTTTACAGCAGCATCTCTAGCTCGCCACTGATATCGTAACACATTATCTTTCTTTAAGCTTTTATCCAGCATCTTTGGAAAATGATCGTCGTAAGCCGGAAAATAAAACCCGTGATATTCTTTTAATCCCATTTAATTTGTCCAATATTTTTCGTTTCTTTTAACTACAAGGTCCGTAGGCATACTTTTACCGGTTTTTTTACGTGCTCCTTTAAGATGATCGAGGTATGCACCCCAAGCACTATTGATTAAAGGGTGACCTTCTCCTTTAATAAGATTTTTTGACCAATCTAACGAGTTTAAAGGAACATCTTTCCTTACAGCGTCGAACACAAAACTGTCGTGCCACTCGTCTAAGGTAAAAATACCGTTTTCGGCTTTATCATAATACTCTTGAAACCTTTTTAAAAATCTTTTTGTCTGTTTCTTATGAAGATTTAACGAATACAAACCACATTCACTAAATTTTCCTTCCCTTCCTAAAAAGCAAAGATCGTTTTCTTCAGGAATTAGAGAATTTAACACATTTTCGTCAACGGGACTATGACAAATCATGTCTGCATCCATCCAAATTAAAATATCTGCATCGCAATTAGCTGCACAATGAAAAATACTGTAAACTTTGTGACTAAATCTTACCGCATCCCATTTGAAACCTTTTCCGGCATCTCTTCTTTTGCTTCTAACTGGGTCTTGACTAACATCACCATTGGCTTTAGGGACATTTTTCCACTTATTTTTAAAATCCACTAAAGGTTGACTAGCTGAATGTAAATCTCTTACAATTAAGTTAACACCGGTCTCGGCAATCTCGCAATCTTCGGTGTACACATATAAAACAACCGACTGAGGCCATGTTTTTAAGAAAGTTTTTATGAACTTTTGAGCATATTGCTCATAACCTTTGGCATGAAAAGTTGTTACGACTGCATACTTTGGCATTGTTACTCCGTTAAATACATACATTACTTATCAACTATATGAAACTGTCAATTTTTCCTCGATTTGGTGCTCAAAACTCTCGACCTGTATTTGCTGCTCTCGAAAAAGGTGCAAAAAATTTAGGGTTCGACTTAGTAGAACACGATATGTCAGCCGATATACTAGTAATATGGTCAGTCTTATGGCATGGAAGAATGTTACAAAATAGACCCATATGGGAACATGCTCATCAGCAGAGAAAAAAACTATTGGTGTTAGAGATAGGATGTATTAAGAGAGGAGAAACATGGAGAGTAGGCCTTAATCATGTTAATAATTTAGGTTTTTTTGCTAACGAAACTAATCTTATACCAGAAAGATCAAAAGCATTAGGTATTGAATTAAAGCCTTGGCAGTATAGTGGCTATAATATTTTGATATGTGGACAGCATACTAAAAGCGAACAATGGGTACATCGAGCCGACCCTGTCCTCTGGTTAAAATCAACTATAGATTCCATAAAATCTTACTCTGATAAACCTATCGTATTCAGGCCCCACCCTCGCGATTGGTCCTGGGCAGCAAATTTTAAATACAAAGATGTAAAAATTAGAATACCAAAACATATATCGAATACTTATGATGATTTCGACTTCGATGAAGATTTAAAAAATGCTTGGGCCGTAGTAAATCCTAGCTCAAATACCGGAATTTTAAGTATAATTAATGGTGTCCCAGCATTTGTAGGTAATGAAAGTTTAGCAGCACCTGTAGGTAACACAGATTTTTCAACAATAGATAGTCCAATCAGACCTAAGAGAGAGTTGTGGTTTGAAAAGTTTTGTCATACCGAATGGACTCTCGATGAAATTGCTCAGGGAATACCATTAAAGAGAATTTTCTTGTCTAATATTTGACATTCGTGTAAAATTTGTTTATAATTTATAAAATGTTAACTACTGATGCTTTACTGATTACTCTTACCGAAACATTGTCATTTCAAGACAACGACTCTTTCCCAAAAAAAGAAAAGAAGATTCTATTAAGTTTATCACATCAGTTAAAAAGGGACATATTTTTGACCAAAAAACAAGCAAATCTGTTAATCAATATATTGTCATCAAACAAAGAAAACTTAAAGATTATGAACGCAGAAGAAGTATCATTAATTGAAAATCCTTTGTGGAGTAAAGATTTTAGAGAGATAATTCCTACTAAAAGAATATATTTTTCAGACTTGGATTTTAAGTATTTAATAGTAGAATCGACTCATGATAAGTCGTTTAAAGATAAAATTAATAAATTAAAAAAAGTTGTATCAGGAAACACAATCAATATTTCTCCGACACTTTATAAAATTTTATGCAACGAATTTAATCTAATAACTGTTGTTGATTTCTTTTCAAAGGAAGATTTTATTGTTAGCGATGATGTTAAAAATTTATATAAAAAAATTACTGAATTAGTAAAAAATAATTCTAACTATTTAGACATACATAATCCACATAATAATAAAATTTTATCTCAAGTAACAGATGAAATTATTAATGAGTCTGATAAAGATTTAATTTTATTGGATAGGCGAATTAAGTATCAATATTCTTTTTCGTCAAAAAAGGTAGAAAATTCTCTCAAATTTAAAATTGCGAATAGATCAAAAACAAATATTTGGATTGATGAAACAAATTATACATTAGAAGAAATTTTAGAATCTTTTAGCAGTTTGAATAGATTTCCTTGCTTGTTCGTATTCGATAAACACGATGTAGTATCCTCATTAAGAATACTAAATTTACTAAAAAATTATTCAGAGAAAACGTTTAATGATAGCATAGGAATTTATTTTAGAGTAGACAACTCATTACCAGTAAACAAAGAATTTAATGAATTTATAAAAAATAATAATTTAAACAAAAAATTGACTTCAGAAACAAAAATTGCAGGTATAGCTAGTGCGTTATTGCCTAAATTTTTGTTAAACACCAACTGGTACCCATTATCTGTGATAAATTTTTCTCCGACTTTTAACGGATCTAAAACTTCTGCATTTTGTCAAAGAGTAGATTTAATTACTCATTATAGCTCACACAAGCCTGCTTCAGAGAAACATTATGATATTTTGTAAATTAATTATTCAAGACGAAGTTAATATAAAATTAGAAGGATTGCCTGTTGAAATTCGACGAAAGCTTTCTAAAAAATTCAAATATATTGATCCAACAGCTAGATATCGGCCTTCATTTAAATTAGGTCGATGGGATGGTAGTGTTACGTTGTTTGGCCTTGGCGGTAATGGTTATATAAATCAACTACCTAGAATTTTAGAAATATTAGAAGAAAATAATGTAACTGTTGAAGACATACAGGATAAGAGACAATCATTAAAATTAAATTTTACTAAAGTAACAAACGCATACTGGGCAGATCAAGGTAAAGTATGGGGATCAGGCCATAGATTCGAAGGCGACCCTATAATGCTACGTGACGATCAAGTAGATGTTGTTAATAGATTTATCGAAAATCCGCAAAGTCTACAGGAAGTAGCAACTGGTGCCGGTAAAACTATTATGACAGCAACTTTGGCTCAGTTATGCGAACCGTACGGAAGAACAATGGTTATTGTTCCCAATAAAGATTTAGTTACACAAACAGAAGAAGATTTTCGACTTGTCGGATTAGATGTTGGAGTATATTATGGGGATAGAAAAGAGTTAGGTAAAACTCACACAATATGCACATGGCAAAGTCTCAACATTTTAGATAAAAAAAGTAAAAATCAAGAACACGAGATAATAACTTTAGCTGAATTTTTAGATGGTGTAAGATGTGTGATAGTCGACGAAGTGCATATGGCTAAAGCAGATGTGTTAAAAAATTTATTGACTCAAAATTTTTGTAATTCTGCTATACGTTGGGGACTCACAGGAACTATTCCTAAGCAAGATTACGAATCTGAAATAATTTTTGCTAGCATAGGCCCAGTAATTGGCGGTATAAAAGCCTACGAACTTCAAGAACTAGGTGTACTCAGCAATCTGCATGTTAACATATTACAATTAAGTGATTTTTTAGAATTTAAGTCTTATGCAGATGAATTAAAATATTTGGTAACAAATAAGGATCGAATCAAATATATTTCCAATTACATTAACACTATTGCAGACTCAGGAAACACCTTGGTTTTAGTAAACAGAATAGACACTGGTAATTTATTAACAGAATTGATTCCCGAATCTGTATTTGTTTCAGGAAAAGTAAAAACTACCGACAGAAAAGAAGAATATGATGAAATTAAAACAAGCGATAATAAGATTATTGTGGCGACTTACGGTGTGGCCGCTGTGGGTATTAATATTCCTAGGATTTTTAATTTGGTTCTTTTGGAACCCGGAAAAAGCTTTGTCCGCGTTATACAGAGCATTGGGCGAGGTATTAGAAAAGCTGAAGACAAAGACTTCGTTCAGATCTGGGATATAACCTCTAATTGCAAATACGCTAAAAAACATTTAACTGAACGAAAAAGATATTATAAAGATGCTAAGTACCCGTTCACCCTCGACAAAATTGATTGGAATCAAAAATGAAAATTTTAACTTTAGATAACACCGCATTTGACTTAAATAATTTGCCTGACGATGTAGATGAAAATATGAGATTCAGCGTATTAGATAATAGTAATCCAATAGATCCAGATTTTTATTTTATACCATTAATTTTTTTAGAAAGTTTTAACAGTCCTGCAATGGTTTTAAGAATAGGCAATGATGAAATCTCTATGCCTATTGATTGGAGCATTGCTGTAGGAGATAGTAGTAGTAACAATGATATAGAAATATTGCCATTAACTAGTTTAAATGATAGAGGGTTCGAAGCATTTTGTTTTAATCCGTTAAGTAGTTTTAGAATAGAATTTAAACCAATAGAAATTGTAAATTTTTACAATGATGTTAAATGGTATTTTCCTAAGATGAAGAACGGACAATTATTAAGTGTGCCTACTAGTGATTCATCTAAACCTAACTGCTGTTATTTTGTTAAAGAAATTAGTAGACAATGCGAGCTTATAAATTTAAGTAAAATTTTGTAAAGAGGAAACTATGATTGCAGGAAAAGTATGGGGGCAAACAGAGCTTTTAGAAGCCAACGGTGTTTTAGAATTTCATCGGATCGATATTAAGAAAGGCGGTGTCTGTTCTAAACATAAACACAAGTTCAAGTGGAATGGATTTTTTGTTGAAAAAGGTGCGTTAATTATACGTGTCTGGAAAAACAATTATGATCTTGTTGACGAAACTGTTTTGATGAACGGTATGTATACTAAAGTTGCCCCCGGTGAATTTCATCAGTTTGAGGCACTAGAAGATACTGTAGCTTTCGAACTTTATTGGGCGGAATTCGATCACGAAGACATTGAAAGAGAAACTGTAGGATACCATAATGAAAAAAATAGGTAATTGGTATTGCGCAGATTCTACTAAAGATAGAGTTGCTTTAATGGTAGAAGAAGAAAACTTTCCATGTGTTAATGCTATTGCAGAAGCTCTTAAATATGTAAGAAAATTTGATAACGCTATTGATATTGGAACATGGATCGGAGACTCGACTATCGCTATGTCGACCAAATTTAAAAATGTTTTAGGTTTCGAAGCTAATCAAGAAATGTTTGAGTGTTGTAATAAAAATTTAGAAATTCGCAATATCAGAAATTGCAAAATTGAAAATGTTGGTATCAGTAATAAAAATGGTATTCAAAATTTTGTAAATAACAATTTTAGCGCATGGGTATCAACATTAGAAGAAAAAGATTTAGCAGATCAGATTACAATAAAAGTGAATACTATTAAATTAGATGATCTAAATCTTAAAGATATTGATTTTGTTAAAATTGATGTAGACAGTCACGAAGGATATTTATTAGATGGAGCCACAGAGTTTCTTAAAAATAACTCCCCTGTTATTTTAATTGAAAATAAAGTAAGAGTACACACTCGACAAAATAGCACTATGCCTGATCCAGAAAAACTTTTAAATTCGTTAGGGTATAAGAACATACAAAAAGTAGGAAAAGCAGATTTCATTTTTATAAAACCTGATGAGTAATGTACATTTTTTAACTAGTAAATTTTCAGAAAGAAGAGCAAGCCATCGTCTGCGAGGAAGATTAATTTCTGAAGAATTAAAAAAAAGAAATATTAGTTCTACTATAGGAACTAATACAACACATCTTAAAGAAAATGATATCGCAGTATGGATTAAATTTTCTCAATTAGAAAACATATTAGAATCTAAAAGAAAAAAAGCTATTACTGTATTTGACATATGTGATAACAAATTTGACGAAGATGATGCACTACTACCGTGTGCAATAGAAGCGGATTATATTACCTGTAACAGTCGTACAATGGCTGATGAAATACTAAACAGAACTGGAAAAATAGCTACTGTTATCCCTGATCCTGTAGAACGCCCTGTATTAACTCCAGAATTTTCACCAGGAAAAACAATAAAAATTTTATGGTTTGGTAGCAATAGTAGTTTAGGGTATGTTAACTGGACGGAAATTTGGTCTTTTCTTGAAAGAAATATTGGACGATACAAATTATCTATTGTAACAGGAAAGGCTAAAAGATTTGAGGAAAAAACAAGACAGAGATTAAAAAACCCTGATCATCAGTTTGTTAACATGGATAAAATTAATTTTGTAGAATGGAACTGGGAAACGCAAGGTCATTATTTGAAAGATACTGATATTGTATTAATTCCTGTAGAGGAAAATTACCGTACAATAACTAAAAGTTCTACACGTTTAATAGATTCTTTAATCAGTGGAAAATTTGTAATTACTAGCAGACTTCAAAGCTACGATGAATTCAAAGATTTTATTTGGACAAAAAACTATGCCAAAGGAATAGCATGGGCTTTAGATAAACATAATAGGAAACATATTCTAGAAATGATTTCAAATGGTCAAAAATATGTTGTTGAAAATTATTCTGTAGAAAAAATTACAGATAAATGGTGTAATTTTTTTAAAAGTATTAAACATGACTTTAACTGAAGAAATAATAAATTATCAACAAAAACAATTGCCTATAAGATTGCATCTAGGATGCGGACCGAATCTTTACGAAGGATGGATAAATGTAGATGGAGACTACTGCATAGGGCAATCTGGTATAACTATACATAATCTAACAGATCAATATCCTATACCTAACGACACCGTAGACGAAATCCTCAGTGTTCATGTGATAGAACATATCATGCCAAATCAAGTTCCTGGCATGTTAAAAGAATGGTATAGAATTTTAAAACCAGGAGGATCAGTAGCCACAGAATGGCCAGATCTATTAAAAATGTGTAAGTTTATAGTATCCGATCCTAGTAGAATTTACAGTGATAATAAAAAAATATTAAAGCAAGGTGTTGCAGGAATATTTGGTAATATAGGAAAATATCAAAACGTTGCAATGCTGCATAAATGGGGATACAGCGCAGATAGTTTAAGTAAACTATTGAAGGATACAGGATTTAGTAAAACAGTAGTTGAACCAAATAAATATCCTAAAACTGCAATGTGTAGTAGAGTGGTAGCATATAAATGACAAAAATTTACGAAAGCCCAGATAAAGGGAAAACTGTTTACGAAAGAGAGTTTGGCAAAGAAAAAAGAACAATCATTCAATCTTCAGGTATAGAAGATTTACAAGATCACATTCTTTGGAATGAAATTAGATTGGCAGCAAAAACAAATCCTGCTTTACAAAAAGCTGTTTCCCGAGTAAAAATGATATACAGACTCAGCATCGATGATCCAAAATAATCATTTATTTAAAAAGTTTATATTAAAATCTAAAACGATTATTAAGTTTTCTCGACATATAAACTTGTATGACCAGTGGATAACCATCGACGGGTTTGATATGCTCGAAATGAGAAAAGGCATTTGGTCAAAAGAATCTTTATTAAAAACTATTAATGAAGCGTATCCTATTAAAACTTGCATGATAATACGTATGGCTCCAAATACATCGTACAATTGGCACAAAGACTTTTATAGGGGCGTAACCATTAATATGCTTATCGAACATTCGAATAGCCATTGCTTATTTGGAGATGTGGTTGATAGATTCAATGATAATATAACAGAACTGAATTATGAAGTAGGCCATTTTTATCTGTTTAATACTCAGCATCGACATTGTGTAATTAATTTTGAAAAACCAAGATATCTTTTTAGCACAGTTTTTGAACAGGAAAAAGATGACTTATCCTATCAAGATGTGTATAATTGGTGTTTAAGTCAAGGACTGATTTATGAGTGATAAAATTGAATTAAAAGAAAAATTGGCAGCAGTAGATTTAAATGTAAAGTCTTTATGGGATGACATAAATGACGATCAAAAAAAAGCATTAAAAAGCGAATTTTTCATCTTAAACAGATATATCAGTAATGTTAAAATTAATGACAGAAATATACAAGAACACTATCTATTAACTGTCAATGAATATTTTAATAAACATTGGAATGTTTTGCAAAAGCATCCAAAATTGCTTTGGCAATTACTATGCATGTGTAGTCATGAATCAAAAAAGATTTTTTATCATGAATGGATAGGATTTAAACGAAAGAAAAATTCTAATAGTAAAATATATAAATTCTTATTAGATGTTCACCCAACTAAAAAAATTGACGAATTAGAATTACTTGCTACACTAACTACCGAAAAAGAATGTATAGAACAAGCAAAATTGTTTGGGTATAGTGATAAACAAATTAAAGACTATTTTAAATGATAGCAGAAATCTTGCAAGAATTTGTTTGTGTACATTGTCGAACAAAGTTTACTAAAGAAAAGACTTTGATAGTACATATGTGCGAGCAAAAAAGAAGACATCTTGCACAGAATGAAAAACATGTAGTTATGGGATTTTATACCTTTAACAAATTCTATGAAATCGCTCAAAAATCTACAGAATCAAAAACTTATTCAGAATTCTCAAAAAGTCCGTATTATAATGCATTTGTTAAATTTGGCAGTTTTGTTTCAAACATAAATCCGTTATATCCAAATAAATTTATAGAATGGATAGTTAAGAGCGGAGTTAAAATCGATCATTGGTGCAGAGACGAACTCTATGAAAAATACATTGTAAATCTAATACAAACAGAATCTGTAGAAACTGCATTAGAAAGATCAATCAAACATATGAGCTTATGGGCTGAAAAGAATAACAGTATGTGGAATCATTATTTTAATTATGTTAGCACAAATAGAGCCATGTTTGATATTAAAGATGGAAAAGTAAGTCCTTGGCTAATTTTAAATTCAAATTCAGGTAAAAAACTTTTAGATCAGCTAGACGATACTCAGCTATCTGCCATAAGTAATATTATAGACCCTATATTTTGGTCTAAAAAATTTAAAAGTTCTAAGCAAGATATAGAGCTGGTAAAACAGGTGATTAAGGAGGCTGGACTATGACCTACGTTGTTTCAGGAAGCACTAACACAGAATTATCCATGCAAGTTTTAGTGAACGAAAAAGACGATTCAATCTATGTGAAATTAGAAGGTTTTGAAAACATAGACGAGGCAACTGACTATGCAGAATTTTTATCAAAAAATTTACCTTTACTTTTATTTGAAACTGAAGTTATACAATAATGCCTGATATCGATATAGACTTTGCAGATCGTGAATTAGCTCTTAAACATATTAAACATATTAGAGCTAGTCGATTACAAAATGATTTGTTAGTACCACATAATACCGGTATCTATGTGCAACCTATACCCTCTAATCCTATAACAAATCTATCAAACATTGATTATAAAACTGCGGAAGAACGAGGATATTTTAAAATAGACTTGCTAAATGTTAGTGTTTACAAAGATGTAAAAAACGAAGAACATTTAAAAAAATTGATGGAGACGGAACCATTATGGGATCTTCTAGAACAAGACGAGTTCATCGACTTACTCTTTCACGTAAACGGGCATGGTTCTATATTACGTCAAATGAAACCAATAACGATAGAACAATTAGCAGCAGTATTAGCAGTGATACGACCAGCGAAGAGATACCTAGTTGGAGAGCCATGGTCGACGATCTTAGAAGAGGTTTGGAAAAAACCAGAAAATGATGAATATTATTTTAAAAAGGCGCATGCCATAGCTTATGCTCAGGCAATTGTAGTACAAATGAACTTAATATGTGAAAAAGTAAGTTATGAATTTAGTTAACGTTTTGGGGCTCTTACTAACTGAACACTTTTTCTTTTAACTCGTTTTATAGTTAAATTTAATAAATTCACTACTGGCCCGAGCATTATTCTGACATCTTTGCTATTAAAGGTTTTAATAGCGTATCGATAAGGTTCTATTTCCTTTCTAAGAAATATGTTTATAGGAACCTGTCTGTTAGATTCCCACCACCAAATTTCTCCGATCTCTAATAATCCAGCTTTATCTTCAGCAGTTTTTAACATGCTCAAATCAAAAAAACTAGTTACGTATTGATCTTGATTTATTATAATCCCAACGTATTCGCTTTCTCCATAATGAAGCACAGAAATAAAGGGTAATTGTTCTTGTATGTTTTCTCTTAATTTCGCCATAAATACAGTTAAGATGCAAAAAATTTCAAGTTATTTATATTCAAATAGAATTTCGGTAGTTGCCGATTTGGCGTCATATCCTGTGGAGTATAGACCTGTGTACCAACGAAGAATAAAATTGTACAAAGGCGTGAAAAACGTCGTGGAATTTGACGTGCGAAATGCTGATCAAAAACGTATATCAATTACAAATTATAATCTGAAATGTGTTATTTTAGATCATTACAATACCGAAGTTTTAACAGTCGACGTAGAGCCTGTAATTAACACTACAGGACTAGCTACTATGACAATTTATGCAGAACAAATTGATTATATAAAGCCTCAGTTCTTAAAATTTAGCCTTTACATTTTAAACGATGACGGTACAAAAACACTGCTATACGGAGATAGTCAGTTTGGCGCTACTGGTATAATTGATTTACTGAATGGTGTTGTACCAGAATCTGTTCCTGCTCAAATTATAGACAAATTCATATACCTAATCGACGATTCAGTAAACCCAGATATAACCACTTATTACAGTTCGTCTGTAGAAGTTAATCCAAGAAATGATGTCAATGACACGCATCAAATTAAATTAGAATTTCGATTAACTAACTTCGATGCTGAAGTAACTGTACAAATAACTACCGATGCAGTAGTTAGTGCAGCAACTAATTGGTCAGATTTAGAAACTTTTAATATCAATAATTCTACTGATGTTGTTAGTAAAGTGTATAATGAAATAACCGATTACAGTAATAATATAAGTTGGTTAAGAATTAAATATCTTCCGGATACAGCGAACACCGGATCTATTGACAAAATATTAGTAATATCGTAAAATATATCTATGAGTCTAGTCATAGATACAATCAGCTTACACTTGCCTTCTAGAAGAAAAAAGACTCCCAGCGGATGGATAAGTTTTAATGCTGTCTGCTGTCATCATAACGGTACTTCCTCTGATACTAGACAGCGTGGAGGTATGATGATTAATGAAGGAGTTAGCTATCATTGTTTTAACTGCGGATTTAAAACTAGTTGGCAACCTGGAAGAATAGTAACTACAAAATTTCGAAAATTGATGCGCTGGTTAAATGTACCAGACGATTTAATTTCAAAATGCAGTTTAGAAGCACTTAGATTAAAAGAAAATTCGGATTACAAATCAAAATTCGACATTCTACCAAAATTTATTGATAAAATATTACCTCCTGATAGTGTAAAAATAGGAGAAGCAGAGTATCACGATGATATGAATTTAGCGATAGAATATATTGCTAATCGAGGATTTTATCTCGATGATTACGAATGGTATTGGAGCCCTGCATATCCTAATAGATTAATTGTTCCTTTTTACTTTAATAAAAATTTAGTAGGGTTTACGGCTAGGCTGTTGCGTGATGGTAAACCTAAATACATTTCGGAACAACAACCAGGATATGTGTTTAATTTTGATAATCAAAAAGAAAATCGTAAATATGTAATAGTGTGCGAAGGACCGTTTGATGCAATTAGTATCGACGGCGTAGCAATACTAGGTAGTGAAATAAGTGATCAACAAAAAACTCTAATTAATCAACTTAAAAGAGAAGTAATTATTTTACCAGACAGAGATTCAGCTGGAAAAAAGTTAGTAGATCAAGCAATAGAAAATAATTGGAGTGTAAGTTTTCCTAACTGGGATCCGGATATTAAAGATGCTAACGAAGCATTATTAAAGTACGGAAGACTAGCAACATTATACAGTATAATTCGATCTAAAGAAACTTCAGGATTGAAGATAAAACTGCTATCAAAAAAATGGTTTGAGGCTTAATATGAAAAAAATTTTAGAAATCTTAATGTATCCGTATAATAGATACTTAGAACATCGTAAATGGAAAAAACGTTTACAAGAACTAAAAGCAAGAGATCCTTTTATCTATAAGTAGGCCAATTATGATTGTATGGGGTATTAATGCACTAAACCACGATGCTAGCATATGTGTGTTCAGAGACAACGAACCTGTATGGCATAGAAGAAGTAGCGACTTTACACACATACAAGGAGATCATTATCTAAATCAAGAAATTATACATCATGCTATAACAATATACGGAGAACCTGAAACTGTATATTGGTATGAACGTCCATTTTTAAAAAAACTACGTCAACTAACAGCAGGACAATATAAAGAAGCATTTAGTATTGACAATATACCTAGTGTATATCTTAGAAAATTTAATATTGACTGCCCTATAATCTATACACCACACCATCATAGTCATGCTGCCGCAGGGTATTATACTAGTAATTTTAATAGAGCAGCCGTGGTCGTTGTAGATGCTATAGGAGAATTTGAAACTATAAGCATATGGAGTGGGCATGGCAGGAATTTAGAAAAATTGTGGAGCGAAAGCTATCCAAATAGTTTAGGTATATTCTATAGTGCCTTTACAGATTTGATTGGACTTAGACCCGCTGCACAAGAACATTTTTTACAAAAATTAAGCGATAAGGGTAATCCATTTATATACTATGATACTGTGCTAGACTATTTTAAAAAACCAGCAGTGCTAAAATATAATCTACATAAAGGTGTATATAATTGGCCTTTTGACTATAACTTAACTGATCAAGATAAATGCGATATCGCCGCCGCAGTTCAAAAAGTATTTGAAGAACAAATGGATTACATAATGGTTAAAGCTAGAAATTTAACTAATTTTAGAAATCTTGTTTATATGGGCGGCTGTGCATACAATAGTAAATTTAATCGACAACTAAGACACCAATGGAGAGGCATTTGGAGTTTACCTTGGCCAGGCGATGCTAGTAGTGCAATTGGAGCAGTATTGGCACATACTAAAAATCATGTAAATTATCAAACAAACGAAGATACTAAACACATAGAGATAAAATATAATAAAATATGACTACAAGACAAAACGCAGACTACGGATATGATATACAACATCTTTACTTAGAAATGATGTTGAATGATGCAGAAACTTTTGTAAGATGCCAAAGCATTTTTCATCATGAGTTGTTTGATAGAAAATTACAAAACACTGCTAAATTTATTAACGATTATGTATCAGAGCATAGCGTACTACCTACATATGAAATAGTAAATGCGGCTACAAAATCTGATTTAAAATCTCCAGGAGATTTGAAAGAAGAACACTACGATTGGCTGTTACAAGACTTTGAAACTTTTATTAGACATAAAGGATTAGAACAGGCTATTTTAAAAAGTGCTGACTTGTTAGAAAAAGGAGAATATGGCCCAGTAGAAGAATTAGTCAAGCAGGCAGTGCAAGTAGGACTAACTAAAGACATGGGCACTGACTACTTTGAAGATCCGAGAAGTAGACTAATGCGAATAAAAGATAAAAATGGACAAATGACTACAGGTTGGCAAACTGTGGATAAAAGATTGTTCGGAGGTATGAATCGAGGCGAATTGAATATCTTTGCTGGCGGATCAGGTGCAGGTAAAAGTTTATTCTTAGCTAATCTTGGAGTTAACTGGGCACTACAAGGAATGAATGTAGTATATCTTACATTAGAACTTAGTGAGGAATTGGTCAGTATGCGTATTGATAGCATGATTACTGAAATACCTACTAGAGATATTTTTAAAAATATTGATGATGTTGAAATGAAAGTTAAGGTCATTGGAAAAAAATCTGGAACGTATCAAGTCAAATACATGCCCAGCGGCAAAACAGCCAATGATATAAGAAGTTATCTTAAAGAATATGAAATCAAACTAGGACGTAAGGTAGATGTACTGCTAGTCGATTATCTAGACTTGTTGATGCCTCAAAGTAGAAAAATTTCAGCAGAAAACTTATTTGTCAAAGACAAGTATGTCAGCGAAGAGCTGCGTAACTTGGCTATGGAGAAACAGTGTGTGCTGGTCACAGCGGCACAGTTGAATCGAGGTGCAGTAGAAGAAGTAGAATACGATCACAGTCATATTTCAGGCGGACTTAGTAAGATCCAGACAGCGGATAATGTGTTTGGTATCTTTACCAGTCGTGCTATGCGTGAACGCGGTAAGTATCAAATTCAATTAATGAAAACTCGTAGCAGCAGTGGTGTAGGTATGAAAATTGACTTAGACTTTGATATTGATACATTGAGAATTACTGACCCAGGTGAAGAAGGGCAAACAGAGGCAGATACCACTAGCCGTAGCAGTCAAATATTGAACAACTTACAAAGAAATAGTACAGTTAATTCTGATCCTACTGAAGGTATCAGTGTGTCTGTTAGTAAAGTACAGGTCGAAAGCAGTAAATTAAGACAACTATTGAGTAATCTGCCAACTGACCCATGACACTATAAATAATAGTGTATGATTGAACCTGAGTACTATTCAGCTTGGTTTGATATCATAGACCAAGCTAAACATCGTCATGGTTGGCCTATACCTACTTATATAGAACAATATATGAGTGCGGTATTAGCAAACTATACTGATAAACCTGACTGGCAACCTCAGCCTAGTTGGGCTGAAACACTATTATCTATTCAAACAGCTCATGCAGCTAAGGTATTAGGAGATCAAGCACTGTTTGCAGCCGCAGTGTTTCCTAATATGCTAGAACGACGTGGCATCAATCAAGATTACTTTTATCAAATAGGCAAAGCCAGCTATAGCCACGCAGAACAGATCAACTATCATTTATTCAATACGCTGAGCCGTAATTTTGAATTTTTAGCCGAATGCATGAATTACAGTGTACAAAACAGTCCTAGAATGACACCATGGTACCCTAAAGATAGCTCCTCCAAGTAAATACTACTGAGCGAACAATTTGGAGCGAACCATGCGGAGATCTAGATCTTGGATCCGCTAACCCTTTTTGCCCTGGCCAACGGAGCAGTCCAGGCGGTCAAAAAAGGGTGCGAACTATATAAAGAAATTAAAGGTGCTGCTGGGGATGTCAAAGATATCCTTAAAGACCTTGACGACCAATTCGCCAATAAATTCAAGGATCGTCAACCTACTGTGGCTGAACGTAATCAGTTTATCACAGAAAAAAATCGCATAATAGAACTGAACAAAAAGGGTGGCGAAACTACTAACATCTATACAGAAATTGGCCAACATCTTGGAACATATTTTGACAACTATTATAAATGTCTAGCAGTATTTGAAGAAGAAGAACGTCGCAGCAGAACTGAAGTATATCACGGCGAAGACAGTTTAGGTAAACGTGCATTAATGCGAGTATTACTTAAAAAACAACTAGAACACATGAGCGCAGAATTGCGTGAAATTATGGTCTATCAAAGTCCACCAGAATTAGGTCCATTGTATCTTGATGTCGAAGAGATGATGAAGAAAGTGGGCAAAGAACAAAGTATTGTCATTGCTGCAGAGATGCGACGAACAGCAGAACAAAAGAAGATTCGGGCACGTCGCAAAAAACGCATACAATATAAAATACTGTGCTGGTCTAGCAGTACTGTGGCTATATTATATCTTATTTGGTTAATATGGGCTGTGGTACAAATACGCATGGAACACCAACCTGAATTAGGCACTTGTTTAGTACCTAAGGGTACGTGGCCCTATGAACACTATAATAATTTACGTTGGGTGGACTGCGAACCTAAGTAAATAAAATAGACTTAGAAAGGATCACTATGACTACTGATAACGACGACCCTGACAAGGCCCTAGCTAATATGAAGAAAGAAATGGCTAAGAAAAAGCCTAAATTGGCAGTACCGGCTGAATTCCTGGACAATGCCAAAAGCTATGACGATAAACTTACACTAGTAAAAATACTCAGCGAAAAAGAAAAAAGTCGTGTAGTATTAATGTTTAAAAAAATGATACAGTCAGGTATAGCAGAATCTAACAGAAAAAAAGGACTAAAATAATGTTTGATCTAATAAATTTATTTCTCCTACTTATAGTGATAGCAGTTATAGTCGTTATGTTAAAAAATACAGATTACGGTAATCACGATTAAATATACACATGCGAATTATAGAAATACTACAAGAATACGATACTACTGATCAAAAGATAAGATATCGTAAACCTAGCTTTGACTTTGATGCCCTTAAAGACAAACAAGAACGCGACAATGACAGCGAACTTAACAAAGGCGTACAACCAGGCTGGTACAGTGGCGGACAAACTAATCCCCGCGATCCACACGAATTTATTAAGAAACCACATCTTACTGCTAAACTGGATAAAGATGCTTACTATAAGTACGTTATGGAAATACGTGACTTAAAACAGCAGGGCTATCACAATCCATTCTTTCCACAGGTCTATAACATAGACATTACACAAGATCCTAAGGGTAATCAACGTCCACGTTATCGTATAGAAAAACTACAGCAGGGCGATAGCTTTCCAGCTAGAACACTTATTGGCATGTACGAACGTTTGTTCAACGACGAATTCAATATGCGTTATCTAGAAGGAACTACTAACAAATCATATGCAGTATGGAGAGAAATATCCAATCAAATTAATCGTGCTGTAGAACGCAGTAACTACACAAACATACGTGATGATCAACTTAAAGAAGCACTGTTGTTGATTGATAAAATTATACAGGAAAACCCAGACTGGAATGTGGATCTGCACGTGAACAATATACGTGTGCGTGGCAGTAGTGTAGGACCACAACTGGTCTTGATGGATCCAATTAGTGATGGCGGTGCTAGTATTCCTGATTATGATGAGATTAAATCTGGACCACGTACTAATAAAATGATGCCGCCTGCACCACCTGCGGATACTCCAAAGAAAAAAACTGGTCTAGGCACATTGTTAAAGCGCAAACTAGACCAGAAAGATCAAGACAGTCCAGCGTGAATACCTGCAGGGCAACCGCGCTAGATACTCTAACGCGAAGCGTCAGCGCAGCCGCAAAAGATTTTTAACAACCCATAAATAACAATTTAAGGAGCACAACCATGCTCAAAACACTTATACTTACAGTGGCACTGAACGCTGCTGAACTGCCTAGAGAAGAACTGGAAGTACTGTATTGGCACTGCGATACTGAATTCATGAAAGGCGAATTGGGCGGACAAGACATGTGGAGTTGTCTAAGTATCACAGAAGAATTCCAAAAATATTTTGAAAGTAGAGACGATTTTCTTATATATTGGAATGACCGTAAATTGGGCGAATGGGAGCAGCGTGGATATCGTCCAGGTGCAGAGTTCTACTAATGACAGTATGGATACTGTGGGTATTGGTCATAGCCGATGGTGAATGGCGTGCTTGGGAACATGAGTATACTACTCATGCTGCTTGCGAAGAAGTACGTAAGGTCATTATACATCATAGAGAATTGCAAATACAAGCAGTGTGTAGAATTAAGGAATAAATATGCGTATATTAAATCAAAGAAAGAAGTAGAAATATGAAAAAATATTGGCATAAAATTACTGTACAACACTTAGAAGCTATACAGACTAAAACTAGAGAATTTATAAGTAAAACTAAAGATAGATATAATAGTACATTTCACATTTTCAAATGGCAAGAATTCACAGATGCAGTTCCAGAAATATTGACTGCATTTGATCATCTAGATATGAAGGTGATTATGGTCAGTGCTTATTTTATGAAAAATAACACACATGGTAGTCCACACAAAGATAGCACAGTGATACCCATAAGAGTTAATATACCTATATTGAACACTGCAAATACATGGACTACATTTTGGGAACCTAAACCAGAATATGTTGACCAAGGTGGAATTATGCTGCCTAATGGCTTGAAATATTACCCTTATAATCGTGACGATTTAGTTGAACAAACTCGATGTGAAATTACAGATGCTACTTTGATTAGGCCAATGGAAATACATAGTGTGGAATTTGCAGAAGATAACCCTACACCAAGAATAACATTAACTCTTTCGTTAGACCCTTTACCTTATAACTACTTTCCGGACATAGAGAATCAGATTAGTATACAGGATTTAACTAGTAAAGAATGGGGCGAAGAATCTAGTCATAAACGTGAATTTTTCCGATCAATGGTTCGACCAGGATACTTGTAAAAGAGTATCTGCACAATAAAAAAATAGTGCTGCGAAAATTTTTTACAGCTACTAAACGGGTACCTAGGGGTTAGTTTTTGGCAGCTGCGAAAATTTTTAAATAGCTACTATTTCCTTTCAAGGTGGTGATTTTGCATCGGTACGTGTTGCAAAAAAACAACAAAAAATCAAAATAATAAAGCCCCGACCCCCGATCTTTTCGAAATCTTTTTCTCAATCTCTCGATGAAAAAAAATCCCCAGAGCCGGGAGCGAATCGGACACTGGGGATCAAGTGGGCCACCTTGGCCCTTACCTAGTATGCTGGTTGGGAGCGAATCAACCGCGACGCATACAAGTAACCTCTGCTACACTTTGCCACTTATAGGGAAAGCTCTTACGCAAGTCCGCTATCTTAAGTACTGTACGCAGTGACAGTTCGCGTAGTTTCTTCTTGTTGTTGTCTATAAAGCTGATTAGCTCAGCTTGTTCTTCTTGACTAAACTCATACTCTAACAGCATGCCGTCTTCTATGATCTGTTCAATACGCAGCATCTTCTCGCGCTCTGTATCAATAGTCAGATCCAAGTAGTGGCAGCGTGACTCTAATGCTGCTAGGTGATCCTGTAGCTTCTTACTACGTACATTCTCAAACTTAATGTTAGTGATAAAGATAGCACCGCCCTTGAACTCAAAGCTATTAGGTGCGCCCTGGTCACGTAACAGTCTGCTGTCAGTGTTCCAGTGTATGGTACGCTTCTTAGAACTGTCTAGTGCAGCCTTTAGAATGTTAAGGCTTAGTTCATCTTGCAATACACTATCGCAGTCATCAAACACTAGGATACTCTTAGCGTCCTTGTACTCGTATAACTTTGAGTACAGACCCAGCGCACTCATAGCGCCTTTGACTACTTCATACTTCTTAAGCTTGCTGTTGTTAGCCACTGTGGCCATTAGGTCGTGTTTGCTTAGTACTTCTTCTACACCAAAGCTCTTGCCCACGCCTGGCGGACCCGTTACAATCATAGCACGTACATCACCCTTCTTTACAGCACGGGTCATGTCGTTCAGTATCTCAAAACGCTCACGCAGTCGCTCTTTGATCTGCTCGTCTGTTTCTTGTACAGACTTGTTCAGCTTAGGGATTTCAAAGTTCATTGTATGTTTCATTTCAGCTCCGCTCTGTTGATAAGTGTGTAATATTGCTACACACTATTGCTAGTGTGTAGTGTATATTATAACTTAGATAAAGCTGTCTGTCAATCTCTTATTAGCAATATCTTTGGCCATTTGAATGTCCATCTCTACTACTTCACGGTCCTTGCCGTAGATGTAGGCAATTTGTGCATCTGACAGATAGAATCCAAATGGGCCGCCTAGTGCTGCACGGCTCAGTGTGTTTGCTACGATTTCAACAACATTTTCATATGTACGCATGATTAGCCTCCAGTTACCAACATACCAAGAATAAAACCAAACCCAAAGATACAAGTGTATGTGACCCAACGATCACCCTGCTCAGGAGTAGGTGTTGGGATCGCATCAATCAAACGGATAATAAATTTAGTGTACATCTTCGCTCCTTTGTTTAACAGTATGTGTATATAATACAGTCTTATGCTGTTTCTGTCAACCGTTTTATGATTGATTTTACAATCTTTTTTGGGCTAGCACCTGCGGGTACGATCATCCAGCTGGTAGTGTCTGTAAGGTCTAACTGGACTACTTCTAGGCCTAGATCCATTCGCTCTAGCTGATAGTTAACACTTTGTAAACTAGCACGTATACCCGCTTCACAGGCTTCTAGTTCATCGTTAGAGATATTGTAAAAGCCTGCTCCCTCTAGGATCCCAGTGCAATAGTCCTGATTGCCATAGGGGTAATCTAGAATTAGGTTGCCGTTGATACAGTCAATAGCATAGCCCTGAGCGTCGAACTCTTCGAACAGTTCGTTGACATCGACTTCGCGTAGGGCCTTCATAGTATCTTTGTCCATGTTACTTCTCCATTACGCCTTTAACCACAGCATTAGTAGTGTCCACAGCATTGCCAAAATAGTATTTGGTCACAGCTGGGTACAGTACTGCCAAGGTTACTACTACTCCCAGTATGAACTTGCCCATTAGTCTAGTGCTCCAAAAAGTTTAGCTGCCAACACTGTGCAGAACACGCCAGCCATAGTACAGATAACAGCCACAGCAATGTTCAGCACAGCCAGGGTATTCAATGCCCCGAAGGCCACGTAGAAGTTAATAAAAGCGATGAGCAGTTGCAGTACGCCCATCATTTTGTAGAATTTAGTATCAGTCATTTCACGCTCCTTATGTTTCAGTATGTGTATATAATAACACCAAACAATCCAATTGTCAACCGCTTTTTAATCCCCAGAATCAATTTGATATCTATCATCGCAGTGGATGCAGGTGTACTCTGTCAAGCAGCGTCCTGCGTTCTGACCTTTGTAGATGTGTGTACAGGGTACGCCCAGTCTGTTCAGACCCACTAAGCCTGTAGCACGGCCGAACATATACTGTGAACCGCAGTTATGGCAGGGTAGTGTATCTGTTGCAGCATCGTAGCCAGCAATGACCCGTTTCCAGCTAGGGTCTAGGTTATAGGGTTTACGTGTTGATCCGTTACATTCCGGACAAGTATGTTTTTGCATTTGTTTCGCTCCTTACTGTTTACTATGTCTATAGTATAGCACCAGAGCGTGGACTTGTCAACCAAAAAAGAGAGCTGCTATCTGCCAGCCCAAGTAGACTAAAGTTAACATTCCTATAACAATTAGTAGGGCCAGGGCTATGGCATCTGTGGTTGTTATATTCATAACTAGTCCGTGTGTGGAGGCAAGTCGTAGTCTGCTGGGTCGCCGGGGAATCTAGGTGTGTTAGGTGTCATAGTTGTCTTATATAATCAATAATTTCGCGAGCTTGTCGCATATCACTGTACTCTACAGCAGCGTCAATCATATCCAGTTGCTGATTGTGCAACTCGTCCACGCAGGCATCAATGATCTGACGCTTGCGGTTCATGCTTACACGATAGTAAGGTCGCGGTGCGTAGTTCATATTTACTCCTTATTTTACAATAAAGCCTACCATCTCGAAGTACTCTGAGTGGCTGACGTAGAAGTCTGTGCGTGGGTCATAGTACTGGCCTTCCTTTGGATCGTAGTACAGAACCCTACCGTTGAAATTGTACGGACCTTCTAGCCCAGGGCGTGGACCATAGTTGTCACGCATATTGTCCACAGTGTTCAGTACCTTGTATCCCATATCACGCTCCTGTTGTTTCAGTATGTGTATATTATAGCACCAAGAGTCTGAGTTGTCAACCGAATTATATCAAAACACACTACCCTAGACAGCTACTTTGGGGCGGGCTGGCCGATACCGGGACACCGCTCGAAATGTGTTTTAGTATAATTGCTTAGGCCACGTCTTTCCACGGATCGCCCCTATGCTGGAGTTGTTGCCCTGTCCACATTTGTTTGAGCATATTCGCTAGCGGTTGTGTCCGCATATCTAGGGCCCAGCTCTGCATTGCTCTAACGGTGTCCTAGCTCACCGGGCCAATCTCGGTGCCACCCGCTACTTTCAGGAAAGTAGTAACCGGAACTTGTATGGTGGTTGGTCGCCACGCCAACTCTCTGCTTACCACAAGGATATTCGCATTACGGGTTGTTTCAGCGCACAGCCACTATACAGTGACCAAACCCCAACCTTGCTTCCTCACCATAATCTTAATACCAATTCTTCTTGTCACCAAACCGCTCATTGTGATCATAGCCTGCGTAGTATGCTTCAATCTCTGTCAAGCTCATACGCTCTTCAGTAATTGCTTCACCACGTCCAGTACCCTCGGGATACCAGTGTGCCTTAGCACCACGACCATAGTAGCTGTCTGCGCTACCACGATCAAATGGACTACCGTGCCATGTGGTGTAGGTCTTGCCCTGGAAGTACACTTCACTACGCTCATCTAATTTAAACATTTTTCGCTCCTGTTTTGTTAGTGTATGTGTACATTATAGCACACATACACTAGCTTGTCAACCAATTTTATTCTGCAATTACAATTTTATTTGTACGCAGGTGCTGCTCCGCGACTGTTAACTGTTTAGCAAGCTCCTCTAAAGCAAAGTGACCACTAACATAGTTGCACTTTTGTTGTACAGGAAACAACAATTTGCCCTTAGCGTTACGCTGTGTTACGTTAAAAGCAACGATCATTTTAAACAGTTTTAGCTTTTTGCAAAAGGACAATTTAGCGTAAGCAGTGTTGTTTTTAGCTTGTGCAAACATTTTAGCTCCTGTTTTGTTAACGTATGCAGCTATTATACACTAACTGTCCAAAATGTCAACCGTTTTTAGTAGTCTGCTACAAAGTTCCCAGCAGTGTCTCGCCACACATACAATTTTGTAAACTGTTCTCTGCCATCCTCGTAGTAGCTGGCCCTGTACGCAAACTCACCGCCGTTAGTAATGCCCACAAACTCGCAGGTTGCGAAATTAGCATCCTTGTAGCCTGTATGCCTTGTAATTTTGCTAAGGCCAGCAGCATCCATGTTTACTAGTTCGTTAACGTGTTGTTTCAATAACATTACTCTCTCCCTTCTACAATGTCCGCAAGCTCAGCGTCTACAGTTTCTACCACGCCATAAATCGCATTGCCCTGTGTAATGTAGCCCATGTCAAACAGCTCACTAGCCAGCTGCTCCAGCTCCCACAGTGTACGCTCTAGCCGCTCAATTTTAGCTTCGGTCATTGTGTGCTCCTGTTTTGTTAGTGTATGTGTACATTATAGCACACATACACTACATTGTCAACCAAAATTAATCCACGTAATAATCTACATTGTCTGTAAGTGTACGCAGCGCAATATCTAGCTCAGCTGCCCACCCAATGTTATCCTGTAAACTTTGTGCGTAACTTTCGCTGTCGCAGGTAGCTTGTTTCAGCAGGTCTTGTACTTCTGCTAATTTATTAAAAAGTTGCTGTTTAATAACTGTTTGCATTTTACGCTCCTTACAATTACTGTTTAAGTGTGTGTACTATAGCATAGCACACACACTTTGTCAACCAAAAAATTAATAGTACATATAATTGTCTGTGCAAAAATGTATAGTTTTGTAAAAGTACTCCCGTGGTGCAGTGTCCTGTCGCATAATTGTGTCGCACAATTTTACAGTGTCTTTGTCTTGCATAAATTGCACTAGTGCATTGTAATTGTGTACAATATCGTCGTAGTGCAATTCTGCTATGTAAGTGCTGTCTGCAATTTTGTCTGCATACGCTGTTTTAGTTAGTTTTACATATTTTGCAAGGTCTGCTTGCATAATTTGTACAATAGTTGCTACGTCTGCTTTAGTTGCTTTTTTAATACGCATTTTACGCTCCTGCTGTTTTGTTTAAGTGTTTGTATTATACAGGTTTGCGCAAAAAAGTCAACCAAAATTTTAGTGTGTAAGTAAGTGCTTACTAACCTAGATGAGTGGTGGGCCCCCGCGGAGTCGAACCGCGCACCAACGGATTATGAGTCCGCTGCTCTAACCAACATGAGCTAGAGGCCCTACTTGGCCTGACCAGAGGGAATCGAACCCCCAACCTACAGCTTAGAAGGCTGTTGCTCTATCCGATTGAGCTATGGTCAGATATTGGTACCCGGAGCCGGACTCGAACCGGCACGCCTTATGGGCGAGGGATTTTAAGTCCCTTGTGTCTACCATTCCACCACCCGGGCATTACATTTCTTCTACTACTTCTAATTCGCCGTCTTCTGTTTCTCTATATATTATAACATATTCTGCACCATCGTCAAGTGCTTGTTCTGCAATAATTCTAGCTTCGACGATACTGCTGGTGGTATCTACTAGTTCTTGATGTCCGAGAGAGTCTTCGGTCCAGACCTCATATAGTTCGAAAATCATTGTGCTAAGGATTTATTAAGTAAGTCGCAGATCCTCTGTGCTTCTTGTTCTGCTTCGTGTCTATTATCTCTAGGTATGATGGCCAACACGCGGCCCTTGGGTTCACTTTGAAAGTCACGTATTACCACTGAACCCTCAAAGTAGTCATTTGAAAAAGAAACTCCGTATCGCATAGTGATTTTATTTATACGATACGGAGGCCTCACACGCGATTAAAATGGTGCGTCTTCGTCGGCGGTCACTGCTGCCTTAGCCTTGGTAACCTTCTTAGCAGCGGGGCCTGATGCTTTGACAGCCGGACCCTTAGCTTTAGGTGCTTCGTCCTTGCGATCCAAGTAGTCCATGATCGCAGTCTTTGCACCAACATTATCAAACTCATCCAGAGTTGCGATGTACTTGATAGCATCCAGCTTCAACATAGCTTGTGGCAGCTCAACTAGTGTAATGTCAGTGTGTCCTGACTTGGTAAGATTCTTGGTACGCATCAAATCATTAGCGAAACGAACTTTGAATTCGCCTTTGTGTTTAGAAGTACCAGCTACAGTAAAAGTTTGGTTAGTCATTCAAAATCTCCATGTGTGTGTTAATAAAAATACAAAGTAATATTGCTACTACAATTCGAATTATACGCTAGTTCGAATACTTTGTCAAGCGGTTTTTGGTGCTGAGTCAACCATATATCTATCCGTTTTGATTTTAGGCTTTGATACTACAGGAAACTCCTCCGTAACATAATATTCTACTAACTTTCGTTGAATCATTGTTATTAAATCGTTACTGTCATCGTCCATTATGAAACGGACTGGGCAGCGTCCCCAAGTAGCATATTTGCAAAAGTCTGCATAATATCTACGATGGTTCTCATTGTGGGCATCAAACACTACCCACTGTCTGTGAAGTAGTTGTAGTTTGCTCATCCCTTTGCCCATAGTCTAATCACTGCTTCGATTCCTGAAAAGTCCCAATTAGGTTCCTTAGGACGTATCTTTGGTACTACTGGTTTAACTTTCTTCATTTTCCTCTTCCCATTGTTCCATACCTTCACTGATAGCGAAGGCTTCGTCTAAGTGCTCAGGTATGTTCTCACGCACCCACTCACTGTTGCCTTCGATCTGATAGCAATAGTCTTCGCCATCGATCCATTCGCCTACAAAACCCATGCCAGATTCGTAATATAATGCTTCTACTTCGAAGCCCATACTTACCATCTTCTCATAGGCTCTGATCGGTGGTGCCCACGCTGAATCAAAGTTCAACATTAGGCCGCCTTCAATGTCCTGTGCCGGCTGACCATCGGCACCTACATCCCATTTGGTACCCCACTCGTTTACGCAGAAGTCATACCAGTTGCCATATCCATAGTTCTTGATATTGTATGCAGTCTGAATCTCTAGTTGCTTCTGCTCTTCTGTATCACCCATGAACCCACTGACAGTCTCCTTGAGGTCTTTAGGGACAGGAATGAATTCATTTAGTAGGGTACCTTCGTTAAATGCCTCACGAGCACGAGCAACGAATGTAGGGTCTTTGTGCTTGAGCACAACACTATTTGAGCACCAGTTAGGCATATCAGTCTCCTTAGAATCCGTACATTTCAACAGCAGGGTCAATACTCTTCAGTTCTTTTGCAGCCTTAGTGAGGAAGTTGTAACGCTTCTGCACCTCTGCTCTAGGCAGTTCACCATCGCAGGTCAAGTTCTCTGGGCTCAGTGCCGCATCAATCTTGTCTGCAATACGCTGACGATCCGCCTTGTTCAGTAAGCTCAAGGGCTTGGAACCAAAGATGGCACCAAACTTGTTCTCACGCTCTACAAACTGTTCAATTGCAAATCTAGACATTGTCTGCTCCTGTTTTGTTAGTGTAGAGCTAGTATAACACCAGCCCTACACTTTGTCAACCAATTTATGCTGTTGTTTTTTCGCTACAGAATGTTACAAAATGGCTAACAGGACCATCAAAAATACTTTTGTCCATGTCGCTCAGTGTCAGGCCGAACATATTGCAGCCACGATCCTTAACACGTACCCACAGCTCGCCATTAGCACCACCCTGATACACGTGGTACTCATAGTCCTGTCCACACTCCTTGGAGTCAACGCTGTGGATGTAAAACCCGCCCACGCTGTTTTTGAAGTGTGCTACTAATTGAGCAGCCAAGCAGCCCATGCCATTGGCAGTACGACGTGTCTCACCCACAGCAATGCCATTAGTAATAGCAGCAAACTCACTGAGGAACTCTGCAAGCTCAGCACCATGGCCTGTGGGATAGCCATCATACTGTCTATACAAGTTGACAATAGGCTTATCGTTTTCGCTGTAAACAAACGTCAATGATCTTGTACCCATTTCGCTCTCCTTCTGTTGTTGTCTAAGTGTGTATATAATAGCACCTCTGTGCCCAAATGTCAACCTATTTCAGCAGGAAGTGATGAGCAGCACTAAGGCACATTCGGGTTATTACTAAAGCAGTAATTAGTGTTGCAATCATCATAACAATGCTGCCCATACCTATTGCTATTTTTAACATATTAGTCTCCTAGATAAGGTGTTGTTGTTCTGCTACGATCTAGCTCCCACTTGCGATACAGACGCTTGGTCAGCCATCTTGTGAAATCTTTAACAGCTCCGTACTGCTCCACGCATAGACGATGACGCAATCTAACCTCATGCTCGTCTGCTGGGCTCTCACCCAGTTGCTCAAATAACCATTGTTGTTTAGCTGTTAACATTAAGCACTCCAATAAGTTTCGCTACGTGGTGAGCAGTAGTAAGGCACGTCGTAACGTTCTTCAAACTCCTGCCCATTCAAGGCGTTCTTACGCACAACATAGGTCTCGTGTATCTCGTAGCGGTAGCCATCCCGTGCTAACCATGTGGTCTGCACAGTATGCTCCAGCATGGACCGATTGTCTGTCTTGTAGTCTTCCTTGTGTACCCTACGCTCGCCTGATTTGGTACGAGCATCCTTCTTGTAGATTTCAACGGTATACATTAGAACTCCTCCATTTCGTCATCTTCGCAGGCATCCAGGAGCTGCTGTCTACGGTCATCAAACTCTTCTGCCAACTTCATGAACTGTTCGCAATAACCAAACAGCTCACGCATGGCCCTTAGCTCGTCCTTGCTCATGTCCAGCATGTCATCCTGGTCAGCTTCTTGCATAAAAGTAATCAGCTGGTCCATGGCCATTTGGGTGTTTTGGAACATGCAGTAACTCATATTTGGATAGTTTGACATCTCAGCTCCTAGTTGTTTTTGACAGTTTCAATAGTATAGCACCGCCCTAGCCAAAAGTCAACCGAAAAAAAACCGTTGTATTTCTACAACGGTTGTTAAATTGTTAAACTGCGCCTACGCCCCAGATGTTGGCAGCACCATATTGTCCTTCTAGCAAGCTTTTGGCTGCTGATACATTATCTGCTTGGGTGTAGACCTTGATCATAGCACCAGTTCTAGGGTCTTTGTACCACGCTTCGTATTGTTGAATCATAAGTGTCTTAAAACTCCTGGTAAGTAGATTGCAAACAGCGTCACATTAATTATAATCAAACTGAGCTTGCGTATACGTATGCTCCAAAAGATATAAATTAATGCACCAAACTCCAAGAACATAATGTTCAAGGGGTATACATTGTAAGCAGTAAAACCTGCACCTATAAGGGTAACAATGCAGGCTCCCCACTCTAATACTCTATTAAGCGTAAACATCCTCAACCTTGCTCAACATGTTAGCAGGCACTTTCCACAGGCCGCCTGAAGTTTCCCGTACAGTGACATATTTGATAGCAATCTTAAGCACAGTGCCACGAACCACCCGACCCTGTTTAGTACTGTCAAAGGTCACTGCATCACCCACAGCCAGTTCAGCCTTACTACGCTCTGTTAAACGTTTACGAGCAAAGCGAATAGCATCAGTCATGCTCATGAGTTCCGCATTGGTCCAACCACCGTTGATGATAGCGGTATTAATAGTTTGAATATTCATTTCACGCTCCTTCATAGTCATAAGGTTCAATTGAATCAGCCTCTAGTACTGCATCCTGATACGTAGTGGCTCCTAGCTGGATTACCACACCATTGGAGTAGCAAGCCATGTAAGTATTATACACAGGATCGTACTCAATGTCAACCAAAAAATTATCCACGAACAGCCTCCAGTTCCATAGTCTCATTAATGCCCTGCAATCGACGCATCAAGGGCCATACTGCCCGCTTGGCTTCTTCTAGAGCCAAGTAGATTTGGTCCTCGGCTGTCCCGTCACTAAGGACTTCGCGGGCGTCTTCGTATAAGCATCCCCCGAGGTAGGCCGATCCCAACTCGTGCCCTTCAACCAAAGCCCGGACTCGGAGCATGAACCATTCGTATTTGCCCATGTCGATGTCACGGCAGATCTGTGGGATATCGTAACAGGAGTCGTCAAAACAGTCTTGGGGATGTATGTCTTCATAGGTCTTATCCACAATGATTTCAAAGCCCTCACGCTCGTAACGGGCCAGTTCGTCATAGTATCGCATGTCTGCTCCTGTTCTGTTAGTGTAGAGCTAGTATAACACCAACTCTACACCCTGTCAACCGAAATTAGCATTCCGGATCAAAGTCATACCACTCCTGTGCCTCATCAGGCTGTCCATCCCACTCCTCGTCTTCCTCTTCGTCCTCCTCGTCCTCATCCAAGAAGAACTCGTTGGCGTGAGCCATGTCTGCTACATCGTCCTCGCTCATGTACTTCAAGCAGGCCATGATAACAGTATCACGGTCCAACATGCCCTCTTCCACCAGCTCCAAAATACGATTAGTTGCTTCACGCATATCAGCTCCTAGTTAATTACACAGTTTCAATAGTATAGCACCACAGGGTGAACTTGTCAACCAAAATCCACCCTGTTGCGTAAAAACAACATCAATCCAGACGCGATCCTGCATAGGCTGTGAATCCATACTTCTTCAATACATCAGCCGCAGCCTGCGCACCCACTTCCTTGCAGTCCACGTTCTGTACGCTCAAACCACTGGGATTCCAGATCTGAAACGCCTTAGTATAGTCCTGACGCACACCAGCTGCCTTAAGCATCTTGCCCAACTTGGTGTTACCCTTAATCTTGACGCCATTGTGCTCCCAGATGTTAACCCAAGCAAAGCCACAGGCATACTGATCCACACCATTCAGACGCTGACGGAAGAAGTCATCCGCAGCCGCATAAGCCGCTTCCTTAGCTTCAAGGACGGCATGATTAACAAAGTTTTGAGTTAGCTCCATCTTTAGCTCCTTTTCGTTAGTGTTCGTGTATAATACAGTCTTCTGCCCAATTTGTCAACCGTTTTATTCGTAACGCCCGCCCCACATGTTCTCGTAATCAAACCATGCTACACGTTCGCCTGCGCGATAGTATATATAGACACCACCCACGTTATCACGCTCAGTATCGCGTAGTAGATTGCTCATAGTACGCTCAAACAAGTCAGTAAACAGTTCAGCGCATTCTGCTGGGCTCTTGCCCTCGTCGTATAGCATATCGTAGTCTACACTATAGTTGACTGTTATAATCTCTGCAAGCTCCATCTCAGCTCCTTAATTAACTAACTAAGCCACTATTATACACTATCTACATCAAATGTCAACCAAAAAAGAAAGTGTTGTATTTTTGCGAATCTGCACGATTTTGGTTGACTTTTTGGCTAGAGGTGCTATAATATACACACTAAGAGAGCGAACAAAACCAACAACTCCTAGGTCCAACGGTTCGAACAGCGTGTCTGGGGATGGACGTGGAGGGTGGGCAACGGTTCTGTGTATAGTAAGCACTAACTAACTTAATAAATTCACAACTGTGTAAGTAAGCGCACACTAACCTAGAATACAGTTGCAGAATCCGCAACGGTTGGGGCGCCATTATGATTCTACTAACAAAGTGTGAAATTGTGTACAGAATCACAACGATTCTGTAATCTAGATGTAGAAAAGCGGCAGAAAAGTGTCAAAAGGTGTGAAAAAGTGTAGAATTGTGTGACGAACCTTGGGGTTGTGGCTCATACTTTAGTCTACCATAGGGCGGCAACGGTGTGAAGAATTAGTTTGGTTAAGGTCACGACAGGCTATAGTATAATACTTTCTACCACAAATGTGCCGATCCAATAGCCGCCAGGACTTCCATCATTACATGTGCCGCCACGGCAATCCAACCCCATAACCATTTCATTACCATGCTCCTAGGTGTACGCCATACCAGTACACAATCCATAAAACCATAGCTGTACACAATGCATAGAATTCCCAAGCATCACGAGCTAACCAATCTATAGGTTCTTCACTGTTTCTCGCAGATCCCGCAGCGGGGCCTGTGCTGAATCCATGTTCTTCAAACCATTCATCTATAGTAAGACCACTAGATGTGCGCAGCGGGGCCTGTACTGTGTGAACCTCAGCTGTTCTATTCTGTACAAGTTCCGGTGCTGTTTGCATCCATTGATAATGTTTAGGTAAATCTGGGAATATCATAATTCGTCCTTAATTGTGCGCAGCGGGGCCTTATGTGATCCAGCTGTATAGTGCAACTGTTGCCAAGATTAGCCCTGTCACCAGAGCCTGTACATGTATAGTTTTCATGCTGGCACAAGTAGAGCCACAATTATAACCAAAGCTGTCAAGATCATGGCCATAGCAGCTAATGTGTATCCGTTAATTTCTTCCAGCTTTACACTAAACCACTTGCTCTTTAGTTCTAATCGTTCTTTATCTGTGTTATCTTCACAGGGTGCTGGTGTGGGGTTTTCATCCAAGTGTTTATTTAAATCGCTCATTGTATGCTCCGTTGTTTGTGCTATAGTGTTTGACCCATATGCATCGTGCTGTAGTTCTATATCCATCTAATTGCCAAGTTGCTCGAACTTGATCTCTAGCTTTTAGGCAAGCTTCGTAGCTAGTGTGTGGTGCATGTATCATACCTTTGCTTTCAGTCTGACCCAAAGGTTGTCCCAAATATAAGCTGATTAATAATACCCACATGTTATTCTCCGCCCATAAGTAGACTAATCCATGTAGCTGTCAGTGCTATAATCAGTGCAAACAAGTATATGTTACTCATCATGTCTTTGAGTTATCCAAATCACTGTGCGTATCATCAGCCAGCCTATTATAATAGTTGTTATCATAGCTGCCGGGCCTTTGAGTATAGTTATCAGTTCCATTATCTTCCGTTTCTGCTAGCCAGTAGTGTAGTAGCATGAATATTATTGTAATAGGGATGATCATCCATAAGTCGCCTGTGCGTATAGCAGCGAAGATTACCACAAAGAAGTATAGGTTCAGTATCCACATACTGTATTTAAGGATTTTTTATTGTTGCGGGTGCGTCGCGGCTGCTACGCAGTTGTAGGCCAATGTGAGGTCAGTTCAAATGGAGTACAATCTATGGGCCACATTAATTGGAATAGGGTATAGTCTCTATCCTGATCAAATCTAACATAGATCATGTGTTGTTGTCTACAGTATTCTAATCGGATATGAGGTTGACTACGACGTATACGTCTAAGTTCATTTAGTATACGTCGTATTCTGCTGCGTCTACGCCAAGGTACAGCCATTTCTACTACACTAGGTGCCCTTGAGCGTATGATTATATTAGACACGTTTACTGATTGTGTCTGCGATTCTACGTTGACTAGCGTCAATTTTTTCACGAATACTTATAACTTCTTCGCGCAGTTCGTTACCGTTTTCCTGTAGTTCTTGTAAGCTATCGCCTAGGGTTTGAGCGAACTCAGCTACTTCTCTAATACGGGCACGACCAGTTTGAGCGTCCTGAGCCAATAGTTGACTGATTTCCATACTATGACTGATACGCTGATCATTAGTCACGCCAGTAGCTTCACGCATCATAGTACGTAGTTCGCCATCGAACCATACTGCATTTTCGTCTGCGGTATCGTTGATAAATGCTGCCATTTCTTCGTTGGCTAGATAGAACTTCTCTGATGCTTGACCAATAGCCTTAATAGCGTTGGCCATATCATGAGCGATATCCACCATACGACGATTCATTACATTACGATGCTGTAGGTATTCCAATTTAGTCTTGTTGATCATTGACTCTTGAAATGCTGCTTCCACTGGGTTAGCAGGTTTAAGCAAGTTCAACATCATAAGACGATTACGATAAACATCATCTGTAGTACGCATGATCATTTCACGATTACCGCCAGCATTAATAGCCCATGACTGCATGGCATCAGTGACGTTTTCTTCTACGATACTACGTGCTACCTGTGTTTGTGCTACGTTAAACTGTACATAAGCTTCTACATCAAAAGCACGACGAGTTTGTTCAGCGATTAGAGCTGCTTGCTGTTCTGGATCCATACCGGCATGCATGGATAAGAAGCTGCTCATGGGTTTAAAGTCTAATTCTTGTTCTACTGGTTGTGCTGCTGGTTTAGTTTTCTTTGGTGCGGGCTTTTTTACGGCCGTAGGTTTTTTGGTAGATGCTTTGATTTTAGCCACAGGTTTCTTCACTGGGGCTTTTTTGGTTGCAGGTTTAGCTGCTGGCTTCTTAGTTGCCATATATTCTCCTTAAGGGTTGGCTTACTACAGAGAATATTTACTACCTAGGCTAATAGGGGTAGGGCAAATGTGAGCAGTTTATTTTGACCAACGTCTAACATGTTGCCAAAGATGTTGATTAGTTCGAGTACCTGGATCTCCTCCCACAGTGAGCCTCAGGCTTGGAGCTACACCTCGACTGTGACGTTCGACAAAATTAGCTATACGACTACTGGTAGTACGTATAAGACACAGTCCTGCGTCATTGCACACCATATAGGTGTTGATGCCCGTGTCAGGGTCTTGATCTATGAATAACATTGCTCGCTCCACGAATATTTACCCATAAAAAAAGCACTGCGAACAGTGCTTCTAAACCGCCAGTAACTACTTGGCTACGGTTTATAGACCTAGTGCAAGAGCACGATAACCGGCAGCTACAATGTTACGGCTTGGCTGACCCATTTCGTAACGGGTAACACGTTGACCATTAGTAGCTCGTTCTGTCTTAGCATAGACAGCGTATCCACCTTGACGTACACGGCTAACTTCAGCAGTCACGTTTTTGATACCAAAACGCTTTTGAATCTGTGCTGGGGTAAGGGTCTCACCGTTGTATAGTGCAGTGAAAAGTTTGAAGGCCTTGGTGCCTTTGTTAAGTTTTTGAAACATGCCTAATCTCCTTTAAGTTAATAAACAGGCTTTAAAGACTGCTTGTGCAGTTAATCGCTATTATATGTTATAGTTTGTACAAGAGCAAACTTATTGGTGGGATTTGTCAGGATCATTTACTCGAAAGTTCAGCTTCAATCCTGGGAATCGTCGTTCAGCGTTATTCATGGCTTCGACAACATCAGCACCTTGTGCCATAAAGTTATCATTATGGTCGTATAGATAACACACGCCTTGATGCCATTCTGTACGGTATTCCTCTTTTGATTTGGATTTAGATTCTTGACTAGAGGATTCCGCAGCGTCTTCTCGTGTTGCACGTTCTACCCTGGCCATGATTTCACGTATCTCCTCGGGCTTCTCAACAATACGTTCTATAAAACTTTGTGTAGCACGCCATACTCCCCAAAGGAAGCCAATACCAATGCCCACTAATATTCCCATTAAGAAATCCATGTTAGTCCTTTTGTTTATTTATTGAGTCAATTCTACGACGTCTACACTCGTTTCTAACATCCTGTGGAATGTCAGCTACAAATTCAGTAAGAGCACAATCATATCTATTAGTACGTCGTTCCACAGTGTCATGCCTAGTACCCAGATAAAAAGCTACCCAAGTAACCGCAAATACAAGGATCAAATAATAAATGTCTTTTAAGATTTCGTTCATCGCCACCTCAATTTAAACCACATCACATCCTTTTCGTCGGTGAATTCATATTCAGCAATTTGATCACAGGTTAGGCTATGGTCAGCCACATCTTGTATGTCAAATCGTTTATAACTTGGACAATGTTTAGTAGCCCAGATAGCAGCATCTATAAAATACAATCTCATACGATTATAGTCAAGATCCGGATGATGTTCGTCTGTTAGATAGACTCTGATAGAGTCAGGCAACGATCCAGAGGTCATCGTCTTGTAGTACAATAGTTTCGGCACCGTCGTATTCGTCTATACGAAATAAGCTGCCTTCGGGAATCCAAGTAATCACAAGATCATCTACACCGCCCCAATAAGCGGATTTGTGTTCGTTTTGATAGTGTTCTTCGCAGTAGGCTTCTACTTCTTCAGCCTCGGCTCCGCGTTCGATCATGTCAACCAGTTGTGGATCAAACAGTAATTCTTCAATACGATGCCAGCTATACCAGCCAGCACCATGCTGAGGACTGTGGATCACAGCCACTCGACCAAAACGTACAACTTTTGCACAATCAGATATACTTATAGCCAACCGCAATTCTCCATAAACTGGCTTTCATAGGGTTCATAAACTCTATGGATATTTCATTATCTTCGTAATGAAACGTTAATTTATAATCTTTTTTTGGTGTGAGTCTTAACGCTTCTAAGTCTGCTTCCAATTGATTAAAATTAATATCTCTTTGTAATTGTATTACCATGTTCATAGTATACTATCATTCCTCTTCGTAGTCAAGTTCATCTTCTTCAATCCATTTTTGATTTGGATCATCATAGGCTTTGTAATAAGCTTCGTTTGGTTTGAGCACTCTGAAATCGTTGCTATATTTTAAACTGGCCAAAGTGTACTCTGTCTTTTTGAGTAAATCACAAACTACCCAAGCAGTTCCGCATCCCCCACTAACGTTCTTAAATGGACTGTGTTTATACTCGTTAGCCATTAAGGCGTTATGCATTTTATTGCCATACGCAAAGATGATACGAGTAATGCCTAACCGTTGGTTACGCAGTCTTACTTTATCAATTAGTGTTAAATTAGTAATGTGGGCACAGTTGTTGTCGTCGATTGTAAGTAATACATTCTTGACCTTAATACTGCCCTTGGTATGACTGTTTGTTGGCGTTTCTTTTGTGCTCCACGGAACATCGCAGTCAACGTGTTCTACATAATAAGTTTCCCCATGAAATTTAACGACCCACATAGGAATAGTCGAGTCTTCCAAATGTTTCTTGTTAAAGTGGAAAACTATATCATCACATGCAAATTCAATCTATGCCATTTTAATCTCCTTAAAAAATTAGCAATGTATTTATTGATCCCATTTAAACACCTTAAATGTTTTATCAATTATATGTTCTTTTTTACTAGGTGTAGTATCTGCTATTTCGCTGACAAAATGTATTTCAAAACCGTCGAACTTACCGTCGGTCATTTTGGTTAGTATTTTATCTACTTGTTTACCTGTACGTTCTTGTACAATGTTAGCAACAATTTGTTCAACAGTTTGAGCATCGATGTTAGTGCTGACATCCAGTTCAAATTGATAAGTCATAATATTTCCTTTGTTTGGTGCACCGAATGGGATTCGAACCCATAACCTTGAGCTTTAGAGACTCCGGCTCTAACCGTTGAGCTACCAGTGCTTTAATCTGTATGGGTCTTTCCCCACGGTCAATTCTTTAGCTGATTAATTTCTTCAACTAACGGTTGTATGTGATGAGTATACAATTGTTCCATCTGTTTGTAAAGACTCTGTCTTTCCGAATCTGACATGCCGGCAGTAATCGAACTGATGACTGTGTCATCGGATTGTTTGTTCAAACCGTAGTCATGACGCCAAGTGTAGCACATACCAGTTATAATTTCTTCTTTAGTTTTCAATTTGGCCTTCCTCTACTACACGACGTTCCCGATAGTGAACATTGATAAACTTTTTAGCACTTTCTAAGGTGCTAAACTTTCTAGTTATTCTGTAAGTATCTGAATCATTATGTTTGATTGGACTCCAGAAAGCCCACCAAAGAAATTTCTGTTCAGTCCATATTTCGTAATGGACATCACCATTGCCGTCTTTTTCTTCTACAATTTTATATTTGGTCATAGTCTACACTCTGCTATCATTTTAGATTTAACCTGTTGAAGTCTTTGATTCCACACGATTGCAGCTTGACGACATTCGTTTTCGGATTGATATCTGTTATGTTCAGCAAAGTTACTAGGCGTAGCTAACCAAAAAACTAAAATATAAGTTGTCATTGTTTTTCATCTTTCTTTTCAGGTTGTACGATAGCAGGAGGCTGTTCGGGCCATATCTTATCTTTGATATAGTTGGCACCAATCCAGCCCCAGGCTGAAAAGAATCCCCACACTATCATTTCTAATATCATTTAGTTCACCCAATGTCTTGTGTCGTAGAAGTGTATGATAGCTTCAAATCCCAGTAACGCTAGGCTAAGGAATAGACCACTATGACTCTGTCTAGTAGTCAATCTAAAATCAAATCCTACGATATCTGTGGTTTTATCAAATTGCAACTCTAGCATTTTATATTGGCTAAGTTCCCAACTAGGATTAGCCAAAGTTTCGAATCTATCACTGTATGGGTTGCGTATGTTAAAACTCAGTGAGATCATTCTTCAACTCCGAAATGTTTCTTAATCTGTTTAGCAATTCTAACTGCGGTATTAGTACAACAAGCATCTCCATCGGTGATATCATCTTCACTAACTTGGGCACACTCTCGCACAATCAACCGAGCGAACTTTTCAAATTTTTCAACATCTGGATTAGCATAGAATCCAGACTCTCTAGCAAGTTCTCTAATTCGTTCGTTCAAATCTTTTCTCCGTGTTTGAGTAACATCAACATATAATCCTTTGGTCGTTCGGGTTGACCATAACTATCGTGTGATACCTTGTCGTAACACTGACTACAGAAGTATCCTGATATGCTGTAGTAGCCGCTAAGGAACCAGCCATTACCATTTCTTACTTCGACACCGCAATTAGTACAGGTTAAGTTTATTTTCATCTGCGTTCTTTCTGTTTAGGAAACTTAGTACACCAAAGACATTTGGTACTCTCTTTACCATAAAAGTAAAGGTTCATATCAAACAGTTTACGACCGCAACCTGTACACACATAGGTGCTCATAGGCACATCAAGGTCAGACTCGCTCGATGCCTTTTGATTTTTCACCTTCTCGGATAACTTTAAGAAGCTCTCTTTGCTGATACTTGCTCTCTGCGGTTTGTCGTTTGTCATGAGTACTCACTTTCATTATGTCATCATAGTTACGAGCCCACTCTACACCTCGTAGCCATTTATCTATGTCTTGTAGTGTACCTGCGAATATTTCTGCTTCTCTATTATAAACAGGTAAGTGTTCGTCTAAAGGCATAAGAGCAATAGTATCGAACTCCATGCCAGAATATTTAGAAGGAGCAAATTTTAGGCCAATCTTGTTAGCCCGTTCTTCTACATCTCGAAAACTTTTTAAAAGCTGCCAACCAGCAACCATAGCAATATTAGCCATTACGGCTCCAAATTAGTTGTTAATAGTTGTATTGTACAGCAGATTAGAGTTTAAGTCAAGACCATTTGAGTTGATAAAACGTATAATCTACATCTTTGAGTTTGGCACGGATAACATATGTATAACCAAAACTAGCATGGTCTACCATTCTGTGCCAAATTGGTGATTCTATGGCATGTTCCATGACCCAGGAACCTTGTTCACTGTTTTGCCATTTTATAATTGGTTCAGCAGCATATAAGTCTGGATCTTCTACATCACCCATGGTAAAACGATGCACAGTTACATCGTGTATTTTGTGTACTCGATCTTCGATGACCATGTGCTCGCGTGTGTGTTTCAGTGGTGGCTCACCTAGGTATCCTGTGTAGTATGTATTTGTATATCCTGTTACACTCATTACATTAGTTGAGCTACAATTTGACTACGACGTTGAACATTTGGTTGTCCAAGTACAATCAAACCGTAGACCTTGCTTCCTTTCTCTACCAGCATCATAACACAACGACCAGCACTATTGGTAAATCCTGTCTTGCTGATTAAGATGTTATCATACTTATACAGTTCAGGATTAGTGTTGTGAAATTTAATATGTACATTCTTTTTGCCTTTAGGCACACTCAGATCAAAATTACGCAATGCTCCAATGTCCTGTATCACAGGATTGTTTTTAATACTGTTCAAGAACAGGACTAGCTCGCTGGCTGTGCTAACATTACCTGGTAACAAGCCTGAACTGTCCACAATCTGTGTGTGTATCAAACCAATATTGTGATTGTAAGTATTAGCATCTATGATAAACTGATTAAATCCACCAGGATGATTATTGGCCAGTACTTCAGCAGCTAGATTATCGGAATTCATGACCATGGCCTTGAGCAAGTCCATACGGCTAACATAGGTACCTCTGGGCACTTTACCACCGTTATGACCAGAGACATATAGCTTTTCGTACAGGTTAGCACTACTGTTAATCACGGTAATAGCTGTAAACATCTTGGTAATACTGGCTATACTGCGTACTTGATTACGATTGAACTCATCACTGAATTCACCGTTATCATAATCAAATAGCACATAACTGCCCGTGGCATAGTAGCTATAGTTAGGAGTCTTCTTAACTAAATGTGTTTTAGCCTTACGACTCTTTGCCTTTTTATGTTTTTTATTGGGCTTTGCGTCTGCTGCACCAGCAAAAGCAAATGCCAATAGAGTAGCTAGTAGTATTTTTTTCATAGTAGAATACTTATCTTACCAAAAAACTAGAAAAAACTATACTTTTTATGGAGCCGCACTTACACCACTATTGGCCACCGGATGACCATTATCAGCTTGTTCCTGTGCCAGAACAAACTTCTTGAACAGTTCGAAATTGTCACGTGCTTTTTCTAGGCCGGGATATTTTTCACAGAGATAATCTAATTTTTGTTGATCCATCATATGTTGATGTGCCCAATCAAGTGTGGCCTTTACCCAGTCCGGTAAGTCTACATTGGCATATGAAGGCGTAATACTTTGCCAAGTTATACCATCATATACTTCAAAATTCTGTGTACCAGGATTAAATCTCATCTGTCCAGCACTGAGAGCACTGCCGTTAATGTAAGGTAAGTTCATTTGCCCGCCACTTACGCTTACATAATTTGATCCGTTAATTCCTTTTATCATCGTCTGCTAACTCCTCTGCGTATTTGAGCAAGAACATTGTCCGTTTGTTTTCGCTGTAAAAATCTAAATGTATTTCTGTTCTAGTACGTCCACGTTCGGGCGGCAATGACAGAAGATAGTTCATCTCGTCCTGACTCATTTTAGCTTCTTCATAGGCCGCATATTCTTTATCGTAGTTTTTGTTCACATTCCAAGCTGTATGCTCACGCACTGTGAATCCTAATTTGGCTTTCATCTTTTCTCTAATGAAATAACTAGGAGGATACTCAGTTCGGAGTTTTTGATTTATCTTTGTCCAAGTTCTTTTGTGCATCTTTATTGGTTTCATTTTTTAATCCACAAATAGCCACTAACCCTTTGTTATCCCATTCTTTACGTGCTTCCATACATTCAGCGTAATTTGGATATACTTTGCTATAAACAAATTTCATCTTTGGTGGAGGATCAGTCCACAGTTGTACAATCAAGATCCAAGGTAGTAATTCCATGTCAACTCCATCTTAGTATAAACCAATTCCGACTTCGTTCATTTTTTAGTTTCCACATATTGAATGCCATGCGTTTGCCTAAATTATTATTACGAACCCAATTGTCTACTTGAATCATCATAGACTCGTTCATTAGACTAGAACTGTGTAGTTCCACCCAATGACCTTTTTTATCTGGTATGTCTATTTTAAACTTAGTTAATTCCATTGTAAAGAAATTTTATTGCCAACGCAGTCTGAACCAAGTATAATCTTTTTCGTGCCTAAAGAAAATACTTCGAACAACTATAAACCAACGGGCATTGATATCACCAGGTTCACTAGGACCAAAATTTTTATTAAGCCAATCCACTACTTCAGGACCTATACCAGTCGTTCTCACAATAATAAATTCTGTGTCGGGTTTCTTCTTCGGACGAGATTTTTCAACTTCGTATATCATGACCAGTCATCCATGTAGTCATCAGGAACTTGGTAGTTCCAAGGCTTACCGCCTAACTCTTCCCAGTTATCCCATTTAGTTATTTCGTCTTTGCAATGTTTAGGCATACCAATACTACCTACTACAGCATCACATTGGCCACAACGATAACTAATTTCATTTTCATAATCATAATAAGCAATACCTCCACAAGGTAAAGCCATTAGATCAGCAGGATGCGGATACTCATTCATAGAAATTTAAGTATAAAAAATGTTGCCAGTTGTTCATTATCTATATCTAATTGATAGTATACTGTTCTGCCATAGCCGTCGACTATCTCTTTCATTTCAATTTGCCAACCTTCGCCTATCTCTAATGTAGTATAACGAGCAGGTATTTGTTCATCTATTCTTTTTAATCCTTGTCCTGGACCTAAGTACGGACCTACATTTGCATCTAACCATTCTCGTAATGCTACTATAGTTTGCCTTCTATTAATGATTATTTCTGTTATATCAATAATCATTCTATGATATCGAACTCGTCTACAGGGTATTGTAGACAAATCCAAGTCCAATGTTCGGGTTTAAACTCCATGTAATAAGTGTCTAGATTTATGTCTTTGTATATTTTACAACGATATTGCCGTTCGAATTCTCGAGCAAACTGATCTTTGCTTAGTCCAGGATTTTGATCGCTGAATCTGCTAAACAGGACCCAGCCAGTTTGTTTCAACAAATTTACTTTTACGCACTCCATCGCAATACAAACCAATCTCTGTCTTTAATATCTTTGAAATAGAATCTGGCATTGTTACAATACCAACGCTGTCCAGGTGTCCATACACCATCCTTGGCAGTAGGGCCAAATGAGTCCACGACCCAAGCAATCATGTCATTCCACTGTAGTTCGTGTTTATGCATCCAGCCCACAGGCTTCACTTCATAATAGGATTCGCCGTTAAATTCTATTTGGCTTAATTTTAATTTATAAGGACCTAAGTCGTCTATAAGACGCTCAACAGCAGTTGCGTTCATAAGTTGTCGCTTACGCATTAGCTCCACTTAAGAGTAAACCAGTTTGCTTCTTTGTCTGTGGCAAAGTATATACGTCTTGTATACGCATCAAAATGCCAACACCATTCTGGATTGTGACTATTATTTTCAAACTCCCTATGACGCCAATCATCCTGTAGTGCTTCGATTTCCTTACTAGCACCAAAAGTTTTCCAGCACCATTCACGAATTTGAAAAAAGTTTTTGTCGCCGTAGCGTTTTAAGTCCAAGCAATATTTAAATGTAGGATGTCCTTTAAAACGTTTATCTGTCTTCTTAACTCTCATTACCACTCCATTTCAAAATAAACCAATCACGTTGACTTTCTTTACGAAAGCTCCAAAGTACATCTGTCATGCGCTTGCCTGTGCCTTGTTCACTGTCTGCCCAAGCATCCATTTCTTCTTGTGTTTGTTGCCAGTGTTCGTCGCTCCAGTCTTCCGGGCGTTCAACGATAATACCTGGCAGTTTAAACATACCAACTTCACAGGTTTTAAGTTTCATATACAAAGTGGTATTACGTTCAGGCAATACAATATCGTCTAATTGTTTTAATAGTTCATCGTAGTTCATAATATGAATCCCGCTTTCCTAAACTCCACAATAGCTGTTGGATGCTCATGATATGGTACAGTTACATATAACCAGTTTCCGGTTTGCAAATCTTCTATCATCTTTTTAGCTTCAGCTAGACTCATTTTCGTGAACTGTCGTAAAGTTTTTATCAGATGAATCTTATCTGAACTAGGATAAGCACCGATGATTTTAACATGACCCTCGGCTCGATCTCCATCCATCATGGCTCTAAACACTTCTAGTTTAAGACGACGGTCGATGGTATTAGCAATTGTATCCCACATAGCCATACCTTGTTCAGCACCATAGTTTTTAGTGATGCTTTGTACAAAATTAAGACTATTGAATATTAGAACTGGATCAATGTTCTCAGTTTTCATCTATTTCTTTCTTTAATATAACTCTAGCCCATTCACGATTGAATCCATCAATCTCTTTTCGAAACTCATCATGAGCTTCCTGCACAGTGCTACATGCTGTTAAAGACAACGCAATAATAACAAAAATTGATTTATACCCAATCATAAGTTTTCTCAAATATCTCTCGATCACAGATATACAGTTCACCATCAATGCCTTTCATAAGGTAATCACCAGGCTTACCTTGTTTATAATTGCCTTCTAATGTGTTTACTCTGAACTCTGTGCCAATTTGCTGAGCATGTATAACAATAGGTCGTTTCATACAACCACGCATGCCTTCTACTTGTTCAAATGTTTCAAAAATTTTCATGTTTTAGCCTTTATGCAATAAGCGTCTTGTTTAACAGAATCTTTTTTATATTGTTCTAACAACCTAATACATTCTGTCATTGTATTAGTAGTTGCTCTTGCTTCAAAGTTATATTCAGGAGGATTGATATTAAGTGTAGTAACTATTAAAAATATCCACATTATCTTTCCTTAGACAATTCTGCTACCATTAAAAACTTTTCATAAGCTAGACGTACACTTGGATTGGTCATAAGTTTTTCTGCTTCTTCTATCATGACCCGAACTCCAGCTTCGGCAACTTCCCTAATGCTAGGATGTTGTAATCCTCTAGCTTCGTCGCCCCACACTGCGATTAAGTTGTTCCAAGCATCGAGTTCTTCTTGCGTCAGTGCTCTACGATTAGGACGTATCTCAGATGCTTTGGATAGTTTTTCGCAAATAGCATCTTCAGCCACCCGCCCAGCAGCAATCATAGCAGCATAATTAGGTTCAATATTATAACGACGACTACTACCACCAGGATAGCACATTACAAGATGATTACCTTTTGGAAAACTATTCATTAGATCATTGTCGTATTCGGCCACAGGTACATATCTACGTCCACGTTTTTCGTAGTAGATCTTTTTAGTCATGTTTAGGAATATTAATTTCTCTGTTGTATTGACTTTCTATACTATTTCTAGCTTCTGGACCTGGATACTTTACATTACTCTCAACAGGTAATCCAAAGGCGTTACGAATGTTTCTACGATCTGCTTGACTCATACAAATTTGAGCACACTCTTCTACTACCAGAGCGACCACGAACTCAATACGATTTTGACATTCTTCACTGATGTATTTGTGTGTGCCAGATTCTTCCATTAGTTTTTTAAGTTTGCTGTTCATTCTTCAAATCCAAAATGTTTGTATATTAAATGGACACCTTGACCGCGACTGATCATATCACGAAGCATAGGATCCAAAGCACCCGCACAATCTTTTATAATCAATTCTGCGAAACGTATGATAGCTTCACGGTTGTACTCATCCATTTCATCCCAGCAGCCTTGTGCTGTTAATCCTGCTTGATACATAAGATCATCAATTCTAGAGTTCATTTTTTACTAACCTATCTGGTATATCAATACGTAAAGTTTTACACACTGTCTTTACATCAGTTTTAAATACACGAACAATACGCAATACATCATCTTCGTCGAATTCATAGTAACCAAAATACAAATAATCTTCAACCATTTGATCAGCAAACAGTTTTATTTTTTTGCGTAATTTAGGATCCATTAGTCCTCCACATGTTTACACTTGCCTCTAAAAGTAAAGCCAGGACAAGTACAAGTGTGTTCGATATCATTAACAAAATAACTATTACCTTTGCTACCTTTGACTTCGCGTAACGAGGATTGTACTTTCACTTCAAACGGATTGTCATCCAGTTCGATAAATTTGCGTCCTCGTTTGTCAAATCCTTTGATAGGATTTTTAAAGTAAAATGGATCGGTATTGCCATCCATAATATAAGCAATCAAAGTATTACCATCCAAAAGGTAAGTATGATTCGGAGTTGTCCAATCAGTTATTTCTTTATATGCTTTCATTACCAAATCTCTCCACGCTGTCTACGAATTATAGCTTCATTTTCAAAGTTGGGTAGTTGCTGGAAGAACTCTCCCCTGCACATTTGCGGATCATAAGGACGTAATCCTGGACAGGTAGTAGCAATTTGCTCAATGGTCGAGCAACCTGTTAACAAAAGTGCTATTGTTGCAAAAATGTAACGCACGGAACGCTCCTGCATTAGTTGAACATGACGCTATTATAATATAGTTCTGCATTAAAGTCAACAGTTATTTCGGTAAATTTACAGTTGACATTCAAAATTAACTATTATATACTGAGCCTGTAGTAAATAAATTTGGTCAAGTGAAGACCGCAACCAGTGGGCAAGTGAAGCCCCATTTTTAGGAGAAATCAAATGACAGCAGTATCTCACGCTCAAAAGATTAACAATCGTTATCTTAAATCAACTAGCCATTTTGTCACGTTACAACAACGTCTTTCAGATGCGCTTAAAGCAGCACCAGTATTTGTAAACATGCTGACCGGAATGTTGGACGAATTTAAACGTCGCAACGCCAATTGCGGTAAATTTTCGGATCTTAAATTGTGTGAAGCAATTATGGTTCCTATGGATAAGATCCTAATTGATACTACGATGCAGCGTAATCTTAATTTGCGTCATATATTAAACATTCTACAAAATTTCCGCAGTACAATGATTATGGCTATCCAAGTCTACGAAGACGAAAACAAGCCAGGATACTATATTGCATGGGATGGGCAGCACACTGCCATTACACTTTATATTATCTTAACTAAAATATTTGGCGAACAGGTTGCTGAAACACTTGTGCCAGTTGTTCGTTATAATGTAAAACACAAATTAGAAATTCGTCGTAACTTTATTTTGCTTAACGGCGATGCTAAAGAAGAATTAGACTTTATTGACAAATACATTCAGATGGTATTTGGTGTCAAAGTTGATCATGCAGACGACCCAGAGTGGGTAGACACTGCACTTAAGAATGATTATCTTGCTGCCGCAGGTCTGTTTGTTACACACTCCAAGTTTGGTGACGAAGATCAACCGGGAGCATTTACTTTGCTTGCTGACACATTAATGAGCAAGAGTCTTAAGACACGTAAGCATCCCGAAGTTACACGTATGTTTGCTCAATATTGGAGCTTCTTGAATGAACAACGTCCTGTAGAAGCTAAGGAGGCTAGACAGTTGTACGAATATTTCAATCTGTGCTATGAACAAAACATCACCGTCGACGATGTATACTTGCTCGAGTTCGTAGCATTTACTAAAAAATACTTTGATGCAGACTTTGGTCCTAATGGCAGGTTCTGGGACAAAGTTCGTATAGCATATGAGTCTTGGTATCGTAATGCTAATCAGCATAGCACAGACGTCGACTCCAATGGTAATGTTATTGTACGTGGGTTCACTACAGAGATGCGCACAGGTATTCCTTTCTTGACCGCACAACTTAAGAAGAGTACCAAGTTGACTGTGCCTTTATATAATGCTAATAACGGTTTTACTGTTGACAAAAAGGACCTGTGGTAACATGTATACACTACGAGATCCTAATAGGGACAAGTTGAAAGGTCAAAGTGTTCTAAAAGAACAGATCAAAAAGAATCTTACATGTCGTATGGATGATTGCAAGAATTCTTTGACCATGTTTGACGGTCCAGGTAGTGATGTGTTGTGCAGAGATCATCAACTTAAACTTGTGGAGTATGGTGGTCCAGGTAGGTTAGACAGATTACACACACTGCATCGCAAATGGGTGTGTGACGATTGCGGTGTAGATGTTTCAGAACAAGTAAGAATGAAATATCCAGGCATGGAAGAAAAAGATCCTGTGCTGTTTAACAGACTGTGTCGCAATCGTATCATTGGAGATCATCAAGTTCGTCAAGCTGACGGAGGTGACGATTCAGAAGATAATATAAGATCTTTATGTTTGAATTGTAATTCAGATAAAACAATTATAAACGAGGATTGGCGTAGGGGTGAAAAAACCGAGACGGAGGATTTAGACTCATAAATATCTCTAAGTGAGGTATATATGAGAGTATTAGTGACCGGTTGTGAAGGATTTATCGGCCGGAATATGATGTCTTATCTTCATCTTCAGCCTGAATGGGTAGTTCAAGGCTGGAACTGGAGTCCTAATCGAGATGAATGGCCTGTTGTACTTGAATATGATTGGGTCATTCATCTCGGTGCCATAGCTGACATGACTGAAACTGATGTAGAAAAAGTCATGTATCAAAATTATGATTTCACTATTTGGCTCTATCATGAATGCCAAAAGCATGGTGTAAATCTACAATATGCTAGTTCTAGCAGTGTCTACGGTGACACTAAAAATTTCAGTGAATTTGCACCTTGTACTCCTCAAACTGCTTATGCTTGGAGTAAGTATCTTAGCGACAGGTATATTTTTAGCCAAACACATACCGCTTTCGTTCAAGGATTTAGATATTTTAATGTATATGGAAAATGGATGCATTTGCGTGGCCGTAGGGCTAATGCTATCTATAAATGGCGACAACAGGCACGTAAACAGGGCTACATAGAAGTTTGGGAAAATGCAGAACATATCAAAAGAGATTGGACATGGGTAGGTGATGTTTGTAAAATACACTTAGATTTCATACTTACAGTTAAAGGCAGTGGAATTTGGAATGTAGGCAGCGGCTTAGCACATAGTTTCTTAGATATAGCAGAGCATATTGCAGAACAAGAAGGCGTAGAACTTAGATTAATTCCTATGCCAGACGCAGAAAAATCAAGATTTAGAGCTAAGACCTGTGCAGATCTAACACATCTTAAAGAAACCGTGGGCAGACGTAAATGGTTAAATGTTTACGAGTGGTTAGACTTAGAAGTTTAAGGTTAAATACTGTACTATGAAAACTAATGAGTTTATTAATCAAGAAGAGCTTTCTGATCTAGACGAACGTGCTAGTAGAAAACTCTGTTTAAGTACTACACCTAATCAAGATTTAGGTGCCAGCAATCTTGCTAGCTGTAAGAGTCAAGGGTTACGTGCTAGAGAAGGTGGAAAAAGTCATTTAGTTGGTCACGGCGGCAGCAAAGTAAGAATTTCTGTTGGTGGCAAAAAGATAAAAGGTAAAAAATATGGAGGTCCTTTACCTGATTACGGAACAAGGAAAGGTCAATGAGATTTAATGAATTTAAAAATCTAATTACAGAAGCACAAAAAGGCGCTCAGGCCTCTGTGGCACAATTTAATGAGCCAGGTTATTTTACTGTGGGAGATAGTCATAGTAATGGTGTAGGTAATTATGGAAGAGGCAAAACTTGGAAAGCGTTAGGCATGGACGGTGCTAGCGCATTTGATCCTATGCATCCAGCAGCTATCGCTAAGATTCCTTCAGGTAGTGTTGTGGCTATAAGCTTAGGAGCCAATGATTTAGGATCTAAACCCATTCCACAAATTGTTAGTCAAGTTAATAAAATTATTGGCGATGCTAAAGAAAGAGGATTAGAAGTTGTTTACTTGTTGCCTACAGCTACCACTGATCTTAAAAAGAAAGATAAAAGAGATGAATTAAGAAAAGCATTAAACGCCGGTATTAATGTTCCTACATATGATTTAGGCACAGTCAAAGGTGGCGATGGTCTTCATCAACCCATGGGCGTTTATGGAGGCATTGCCAATCGAATAGCTTCAGAACATACACTTAGCAACAAAACTAAATTAGGTACACCTGATCAAAAACCTGGAGCACCTAGCGTTAAAGATCGTATTGCTACTTCGGCAGAATTAGAGCAAGGTCCTCCATATCCTTCTAGTCAAAAAGATGAAGTAACGACCATGCAACAATCTTTACAAGATTTAGGATATAGTGTAGGAAGAACAGGAGTTGATGGTAAGTATGGACCTTTTACAGCGGCAGCAGTTGCAGCCTTTAAGAAAGATTATGACTTAAAAGGTAATGGATCAGCTTTTGGAAAAGAATCATTTGACATGCTGAGTAAAATTAATGCTGGACAAGTAGCTAAAGTTAAAATTCCAACAAGTGTGAATACAGAGAAAGGTGCAGATTTAGATATACCTGCTTTAACTTCAGTGGAAAATGTAGACAAGGCTAGAAAGGTTGCAGAAACATTCCTAGGTCGCACCATGAATGATGATGAATGGAAACATTTGATTCAAACTACTAGTGCAGAATCTAGTCCCAATTCTGTAGAAATGGCACAAATCGCTGCGGTTATTCTTAATAGAACAAGAGAAAGATATGGCGGAAAAAGCACTGTAGTCGGAGTAGTATGGGCACCTGGTCAATTTGAACCCGTAACCGGACATCCTATAAAAGGTGGCGGCTGGACTGGACCACATCCTAACTTCACAACTCCAGTAAGCAAGGCTAGATTAGCTAAGATAGTTGATTCTTTACTAACTAACTTACCTAATGCAGATAAGTCATTCTTGAATTTTACTAGTGCTAACCCGGCAGCATATAAAACTGCCTCAGGCAGAAAGTTCTTGGATAAAATGTATGCATCTGGCGGAACTAAGATTGGCGGAACAGTATTCGGAACAGTGGCCTAATGTCAACTACAGGAAAATTATTAATAGCACCTCCTAATGTTAGAGGAAACTTTTGGCAAAGAACAGTAATATTTGTAACAGAAGATCATGATAGAGGCAGTGTAGGTCTAGTGTTAAACAAGACTAGTAAAATGTCTATCAAAGAGTTTTCAGAACAACATGGAGTAGAAAGTGATGTTGAAGGATCTATCTATGTAGGCGGTCCCGTAAATGTTAATGCTCTTACAGTATTACACAGTTCAGAATGGGAATGTGGTAATACACTAAGAATTAATAATCGCTTTAGTCTAAGTAGTTCTTCGGATTTGTTGTATCGATTTTCTATTGGCGATAAACCAAAACATTGGAGAATATTTGCAGGCTTATGTGCATGGGCACCAACACAACTACATTCTGAAATTCAAGGTGTAAACGGTTATAATCATGATAAAAGCTGGTTGATATCTTCTGCTTCTAAACATTTGGTTTTTGATTTAGATTCAACTGAACAATGGACAGCCGCAGTAGAAAGATCCAGCTTTGAATTCGTCCAAACGGTACTTGCTTAATTATTCATTTGACTATATAATGTAGTTTTACTCAACGTTTCAAATAAAAAATGGCAGACACACTTGTTCTTAACGCTGACGGAGCGCCGGTTAGCATCATTCCTTTGAGTGTATGCGATTGGCAAGAGTCAATTAGATATATGGTCCTGGATAAGGCCCATGTATTAGCATGGCATGAAAATTGGATCGTTCATAGTGCTACTTGGGAAACACAAGTACCTAGTATTATCATGCTCAAAGACTACATGAAACCAAAAGCTGCTGTTAGATTTAGCAAGGGCAATGTATTTCTACGAGACTTGTACAAGTGTCAATACTGTAATGTTACTCTAACCAAAAAAGACTGTACCTTGGATCATGTTCATCCTATCAGTTTAGGTGGTAAAAGTGTTTGGGACAACAGTGTAACAGCCTGTGGTCCATGTAACGCTCGTAAAAGTAATAGTACTAAAACTAAGCCGCGTATTAAGCCCTACAAGCCTAGTTACTACGAACTTGTAAACAAAAGGAAAACTCTTCCTTTTCAAGTTAGAGATCCGGCTTGGTTAGAATACTTACAATGAAAAAACTTTTCTTTTTCGTACTTGGATGGTTATGCTTGGTAATGGCCTATATTGGTCTAGTAACACCTGGCATACCATTCAGTATCTTTTTAGTAGGTGCTGCTTATTGTTTTAGTAAGAGCAGCGACCGTATGCATCGGTGGTTATACAATCATCCACGTTTTGGTCCTTTCCTTACTAATTGGGGAGAAAAACGAGTATTCCCCCAAAAGGGTAAGTATGCCATGTTAGCAGTAATGAGCAGTAGTTTACTGTTTATGTGGTTCACTGTGCCTATTAAAGGCGTAATCTATACTGCTGTCACTATGGCTCTAGTAGCTATTTGGGCATGGCGCTTTCCTAACAGTGTAGAAGAATGGCAACGTCGTAAAGACAACGGAGAAAAAATAGGATGGTTTAAGTAAATAACTGTACATTATTAAGGTGTTCAGTTATGAAAAAACTATTATTATTACTAGCAGTATTGCCGTTGTTTGCCTTCGCTCAAAAGCAACCACAGGGCGTTACCTACGAAGCACAGATTTTAAAAGTCACAGATGGCGATACAGTTGTTATTGCTGCTCCTTATTTGCCAGCGCCAATCAAACCTCAATTAGCAGTTCGTGTATACGGTGTAGATACACCTGAAAAAGGACACAGAGCGCAATGCCCAAGTGAAGCAGAACGTGGTGCTATGGCTACAAAATTTACAACACAGTTAGTAGCACGAAGCACACAGCGATTTGTAGTACTTTACGGTTGGGATAAGTTCGGCGGCCGTGTGCTAGGCGACATTATTCTAGATGGTCAAAGTTTACGTGCTCAATTAATCGCTAATGGGTTTGCTCGAGAGTATTATGGAGAAGCTAAACAATCATGGTGCAACTGATTGGCCCAGATAATCCAGACGATGATCGTCCTATTATTCCATACGGAGAACATTGATGCGTAAAATAGCAGCCAGCTTACTTGTTGTATTACTTGTAGGCTGTAGTACAATTAAAGATAAGATTCCTAGCTTCTGGGATGATAATCAAAGTCGTTCAGTAATAGATATTAGACAAAGTGTTTTAGATTTAGATTGTAAACAACCACATGCACCTCAAGTAGCCGTAATTAAGAAACACATGGATTGGTTAATCATTTATAGTCAAGTTAAAGACACTAGAGATGTACTACGTCTAGTGAAGCCGATGAATGAAACTGTAAATGACTTTTATGATCGTAGTATGGTTAAACAAGGCAGTGAAGCCTACTGTAATATGAAAAAGAAAATATTAGATACACAAAGTGGTACGGTAGCCAAAGCAGTTATTGGGAGATTTTAAATGAGCGATTTATATCAATTAGCACAAAGCGATAAACCTTGGGTAGCGCAACGAGCGCAAATGGCATTAGAATTGCAGGCTCAGTATAGTAGCGGACAAATTAGTCCAGATGAATATAAAGAATTACTGGAAGATTTAGTTAGAACAGATGTATTAGATTCGGAGGCAGACGACATGCATACCAAAACTATGCTAGTGTATGCTGTATACGGTCTAGCTCAAATAGTATAATTAGGATCATCTACATCATTCATGTGATCCGCAACTGGTTTAGTCTTATCTAAGTAATTCTTTTTATATCGTGTCTTAGATAAAGTAGCATCATACGTAGATTTACCCCATTCTTTGATTTGAACAAGCATTGGGTGTTTTAATTTTTGAACAATTCTAGCACTCATTGCTTCCATTACTTGATCAACATCTTGGCCAGCAGCAATTTGTTTTACAGCTTCGCCATATTCATGCAAGCTAACTCGTTCAGCCCATTGTTCAATAGGTTCTTTTGGATTATATTTCATAGCTAAAGTATATTATCTCTTATTCCTGAAGTCAACAGTAACGATAAATAAAAGCACGGAGAATCTGAATGAGAGCTAGAGAATTCACTATCAATGTGCCAATAACGATCAAAATAAATGGTGATGCAGAACCAGAAATTGATATGCCCGGTACAGATGATGCCAAAGATCCAACTGAGCTCAAAGATAATCCTGTAATGGTTCCTCCGTTGCAACAAGATATTGAAATGAAAAAAGCTGAACAAGGGAAAGTCAGTCCTATTATTCAAGATCTAACACAAGACGAAGAGGAACACGATCCTGATAACCCAATCTTCCAAAAGTAATAAACCAATAAATACACTAAATCAAGGAATTTAGTGTGGCATTTTTCCGTAAAATTAAAGCCGGTCTTGTCAAGAATGATATAGAATCATTTATTGGTGAGGAAGGTAATCTATTTTTCAACATTGAAACCGGAGAGTTACGTCTCAGCGACGGGTCTACACCCGGTGGAAATCCTATAGGAGGTAATTCTGTTACTACTATTAGTAACATAGAACCAGTTGAACCAACAAATGGCACTATATGGTACAATCCTGATAATAATGAATTAAGCATTTATTACGATGATGGAGCATCTCCTGATTGGTTTTCTGTTGCAGGTGGCGACGGAACTGGTCCACGAGGATTTACTGGTAGTCAAGGTAGTCTTGGATATACAGGTAGTGCTGGAACTAATGGGTTTACTGGTAGTCAAGGTAATAGTGGATACACAGGATCTGCTAGTACAATTCCAGGATATACAGGTAGTGCTGGAACTAATGGATTTACTGGCAGTGCTGGAACTAATGGATTTACTGGCAGTGCTGGAACTAATGGATTTACTGGTAGTGCTGGAACTAATGGATATACAGGTAGTGCTGGAACTAATGGATTTACTGGCAGTGCTGGAACTAATGGATTTACTGGCAGTGCTGGAACTAATGGATTTACTGGTAGTGCTGGAACTAATGGATATACAGGTAGTGCTGGAACTAATGGATTTACTGGCAGTGCTGGAACTAATGGATTTACTGGTAGTCAAGGTGACATAGGATATACTGGTAGCCAAGGCAATATTGGATACACAGGTAGCGCTGGCATAGTAGACGGCATGAGCAGTAATGGAATAGATACAATTACTGTAGATGCAGGATATAGTATTATTCCGGCAACTGATGGTTTACAAAATTTAGGATCCCCTACAAATAGATTTGGAACCATTTATGTTGGAAGTAACTCTATAGATATTGGCGGCACGGTACTTAGTATTGATCCAATAGATGGTGCTCTAAAAGTTACACTTCCTTCAGGCAACTTACAATATATTAAAGCTGAAGGGTTAGTATTTCCTAACGGAACAATTCAAACAACTAAAGCTCCTAGGATGTATACAAATACAGATGCTGCTGCCGGATTAACTATTGAAGATCTGATACCTGGAGACTTTTATTATGACGATGGTACAGAGAGTATTTTTATTATGGTAGATACAGGATTAGGATATAATTCTTTATTAGATTTAACAGTTAGAGCACAAGGTTAACTATGGCAATTTTTTATTATCCTTATCCATTAAGCACTCCAGCTAGTACAAATTTTTCATACGCTGTAGGCGATTACTTTATAAATCAAAACGGAGCAATATTTAGAGCTGCCGCTGGCACAGGACTAAGTGCAGGAAAATTAGTTTGGCCACAACCTACGGGGATCAAACCTCCTGTAGCTAGACCAAGTATAACTGTCAATACTTTATCAAATAATAATGTAGTAGTTAGAAATAATTCATTTACTACAACTGTAGTAAAGGCAGTTGGAGGAGCTGCTATTATACCAACAGGTGGAACAAGTGTAAGTTCTCCTGGCACAACTCCGATTTTAAATTTTACAGTTAGTCCAGCATTACCGGCAGGGATAACTTTAACTGCTACTAATAAAACTGTAATCACTATTCAAAATACTGATGGTACAAGTAATTTATTTAATAGTGTAGAACTAACCTTATCCGGAACTCCAACAGTCGCTACTGCAAATACAACTTATGTAGTAACATTTACTGACAGTGCAGGTCAGGTTGGTAGTACAACATTTAATCTAACTGTGGAATCTGGACTTGCTATTTTATCTTCTACTCAAGCAATTGCATCAAGAATCCTTACACAGTTTGTTGCAGCAGCTACTTTCACTCCAGTGACAGGCAGTGGCGGCGTAGGAGCATTGACCTATAGCATTAGTCCAACTTTACCAAGTGGTCTACAATTTAATACTACAAATGGATCTATATCAGGAACACCATCTGTTACCTTAACTCAAACTACCTTTACAGTTACAGTAACAGACACCGCAGATCAAACAAGCAGTAAGACTTTTAGTTTAACGGTGAATACACCACCTGCAATAGTTCCTGCGACTTCCACTAATATTCCAACACTTACACAAGGTGCAATCGTTACACCATTTACACCTGTCACAGTGTCAGGTGGTGTTTCTCCGTTATCATACAATATTAGTCCAAACTTACCATCTGGATTGAGTTTTAACACAAGCACTGGACAAATAACCGGAACACCAACAGGTGTAAGCGGAACAACGACTTATACAGTTACTATAACAGATTCAGTAGGTCAAACTAGTAGTAGTACATTTACTCTAACAGTAAATGCTGCACCTATAACGACTACTGTATCAGTTTCGAATTTTACAGCAACTCAAAATGTAGCAGTTACTCCATTTACTCCTGTCACAGCTAGTGGAGGATTTGGAACTTTAGCATACGCTGTAAGCCCAAGTTTACCTTCTGGGTTGACTATCAATTCTGGTACAGGACAGATTAGCGGAACTTCGACAGTAACGTTATCGCAGACAATATTTACTATTATAGTAAGTGATCAGGCTAATCAAACTAGCAGTAAGACTTTTCAGTTATTAGTAAATGCGCCTAGTGCAATTATAACGACTCAATCTGTTGCTACTAGTTCTCTAGTGATTAACACTAATATTACTCCATTTATTCCTGTAACAGCAAGTGGGGGTTATAGTAATCTAACATTCGGTATTAGTCCTACACTTCCAGTTGGTTTAAATTTTAATACATCGACTGGACAAATTACTGGAACACCTACTGCTCTAAGTGGATCTACAACCTATACAGTTACAGCCACTGATACTTTAAATCAAACTAGTAGCAAGACGTTTACTTTATCTGTAATTAATCCTCCAATCACTACAACTGTAAATGTTCCTACAAGAACTATTACTCAAGGTGCAGTGATGGCTGCATTTACGCCTGTATCAGGCAGTGGTGGCGTAGGAGCATTAACCTATAGCATTAGTCCAAGTTTACCAAGCGGCTTAACTTTAAATGCTGCTAGTGGACAAATAAGCGGAACTCCTACATCTGCGATATCGCAAACAACTTTTACTATAACTGTTTCAGACACAGTAAATCAAACTAGTAGCAAAACATTTACATTAACTATTAATGCGCCCCCTGCTTTAAATGCAACTGTGTCAACAAATGCATCAACATTTATAAGAAATGTTGCTATTACTCCTTTTAATCCGGTTGTAGGATCTGGCGGCAGTGGAACTTTGTCTTACAGCATTAGTCCAAGTTTGCCAAATGGTTTAAGTTTTATTACATCAACTGGACAAATAACTGGAACACCTACTGTTACATCTGTACAAACTACGTACACGGTTACTGTCAGCGATTCAGCCAGCCAAACTGCAAGCAATACGTTTATAATAACAATTGAATTACCCCCGGCTATTACTACGACTTTAGAAAATGCCAATGTTACATTTACTAAGTTACAAGCTGCAACTGCGGTTGCACCTGTAAGTGCTGCTGGTGGTTATGGATCAATTACTTTTAATATTAGTCCTAGTCTTCCTAATGGTATAACATTTAGTTCTAGTAATGGTAGAATAGGAGGTACACCTTCGACTACTAGTTCTGGTAATTTTACAATTACTGCAACGGATTCATTAGGTCAAACTAGTAGTAAAACATTTAGTTTAACAGTTGTTAATCCTGTTCTAGTAGCTGTACAAAACATTTCATCTAGATCAATTGTTCAGAACATTTTAACCACTGCATTTATTCCAGTAACCGGATCTGGAGGAACAGGAACTTACTCATACAGTATCAGTCCAAGTTTACCAAGTGGATTAAGTTTTAACACAAGCACGGGACAAATTAGTGGAACACCTACTAGTATAATAAACACTACAACATTTACCGTAACTGTAACTGATACTGATAATTCTACTGCTTCTAACACTTTTAGTTTAACAGTTACTTCTCCTCCTGCTTTAGTCTTAACACCCAATGTTTCAACTGTTACATTAACTCAGGATGTTGTTGTTGCAACCTATACTCCGGTGGCTGTGTCAGGAGGTGCAGGTACAAGAACTTTTAGTATAAGTCCTAATTTACCAAGTGGTTTAACATTTAATACTATTACAGGAACATTCTCAGGAACACCAAGTGGTGCTAATAATTTAACTACCTATACTTTTACTGTATCTGATCAAGCAGGACAAACTAATAGTGTAACATTTTCAATAGAAGTTTTACCACCACAGATTTTATTGACTGTAAACTCTGCTACTAACATTTTTACTCAATATAGTCAAATAACTTCTTTTGTTCCAATCAGTGCAACAGAAGGATCAGGAACTTTAACTTATTCTATCAGTCCTAGTCTTCCTACAGGATTAACATTTAACACTAGTACGGGATCTATTTCTGGAACACCTACTAGTGTTTTAGGCTTGACAACGTTTACAATAAGTGTAACAGATAGTTTGAGTCAAACAGAATTTGATACGTTTACTTTAGTAGTAAATGAAGATCCGCCTACACCTATCACAACTATATCTAATGTTAATCCTGTAATTCTTACTAGACTAGAAGCAGCAGAATTAATACCTGTCACTGCTACTGGAGGGGAAGGAACTTTAACTTATTCTATTAGTCCAAGCACATTACCTCCTGGTTTATTTTTCAGTTCTTCTACAGGATCAATAACTGGAATTCCAACTGAAGTTTTTTCTACTAGTACATTTACTGTAACAGTTACAGACATAGTACCTCAAAGTGAATCAAGATCATTTACACTAGAAATTAAACAGGAAATTGTAGAAGTAGGAAAAGGATACACTGGGAGTAGAGGATTTACTGGTAGTGTAGGATTTGTAGGTAGTCTTGGTTACACAGGAAGTAAAGGATTTACTGGTAGTGCAGGTGTTGGATACACGGGTAGCAAGGGAGATCCAGGAACTTCAGTTACTATTTTAGGATCATTAAATTCTATTTCAAATCTTCCAGCCAGCGGTAATGCCGGAGACTCGTACTTAATTTCTGGAGACTTATATGTTTGGACAGGATCGACTTGGACGAATGTAGGACAAATTCAAGGTCCTGACGGTTATACAGGTAGTCAGGGAAATATAGGTTATACTGGATCAGAAGGTATAGGATACACTGGATCAGAAGGTTATACTGGTAGTAAAGGCGATTTAGGATTTACTGGTAGTAGAGGATTTATAGGATTTACTGGTAGTAAAGGCGATTTAGGATTTACTGGATCAATTGGCTTTACTGGATCAGTTGGATTCACTGGTAGTCAAGGAACAATTGGTTTTACAGGAAGTCAAGGTATAGGATATACCGGTAGCTTAGGAGATACAGGATATACTGGCAGTCAAGGATTTGTTGGATCACAAGGTGATACTGGATTTGTAGGTAGTCAAGGGGTTCAAGGCTTTACCGGCAGTCGAGGCTTTACCGGCAGTCAGGGAGATTTTGGTTATACAGGTAGTCAAGGCGATATTGGTTATACAGGTAGCCAAGGATTCACAGGTAGTCAAGGTGTTGGATATACAGGTAGTCAAGGTATTGGCTTTGCAGGAAGTAGAGGATTTACTGGCAGTCAAGGCGACTTTGGATATACAGGATCACAAGGAGATATTGGCTACACAGGCAGTATAGGATACACCGGTAGTCAAGGTGACTTTGGTTATACAGGATCACAAGGCGATACAGGTTACACCGGGTCGGTGGGGTTTGTAGGTAGTCAAGGTGACATAGGTTTTGTAGGTAGTCAAGGTGATATTGGCTACACAGGAAGTGTAGGTTATGTAGGTAGTCAAGGTGACATAGGTTTTGTAGGTAGCCAAGGTGATATTGGCTACACAGGTAGTATTGGTTATGTAGGTAGTCAAGGTATAATTGGATTAACAGGTAGTAAAGGAGACTTTGGATATACCGGATCGTTAGGTTATACAGGCAGTCAAGGTGACATAGGTTTTGTAGGTAGTAAAGGAGATATTGGTTACACAGGTAGTACTGGTTATACAGGTAGTACTGGTTTTGTAGGAAGTCGTGGAGATATTGGCTATACTGGTAGTCAAGGAGAACAAGGATATACTGGTAGCAAAGGTTCAGATGGTACTAGTGTTATAATAATAGGATCTGTTAATAACGCTAATCAATTACCCTCAGACTATACCGGAAACATAGGTGATTCCTATATTGTTTCTAATACTGGTCATTTGTACATTTGGACAGGAACAACTTGGACTGACGTAGGTGTAATTCAAGGTCCTATTGGTTATACAGGTAGTCAAGGTGTAGGATTCACAGGTAGTACTGGTTACACCGGCAGTCAGGGAATTATTGGTTATACAGGTAGTCAAGGCGATATCGGTTATACCGGATCAATTGGATTCACTGGTAGTATTGGATTTACTGGTAGTCAAGGTACTATAGGATATACAGGTAGCAAAGGAGACCTAGGCTTTACTGGTAGTGTTGGATTTACAGGTAGTCAAGGCATTGTTGGATATACCGGATCACAGGGGAATATAGGATTTACTGGTAGTCGTGGATTTAGCGGCAGCAAAGGAGACTTAGGCTTTACTGGCAGTGCAGGTGTTGGATACACAGGTAGTCAAGGTTTTGTTGGTTCACAAGGCGACATCGGATACACTGGCAGTCGTGGTGTTGGATTTACAGGTAGTGTTGGATTTACAGGTAGTCAAGGTAATTTTGGTTATACAGGTAGTCGTGGTGATTTAGGATTCACCGGCAGTGTTGGTTATACAGGTAGTCAAGGAGACTTCGGTTACACAGGTAGTCGCGGCGATTTAGGATTCACCGGCAGTGTTGGTTACACTGGATCACAAGGATTCATCGGCTTCACTGGTAGTCAAGGAGACTTTGGTTATACAGGCAGTAAGGGATTTGTCGGTTCACAAGGAGACTTTGGTTATACAGGCAGTCAAGGCAACACAGGTTATACTGGTAGTAGAGGTTTCACTGGCAGTCAAGGCGCAACTGGCTTCACTGGTAGTCAAGGCGACTTTGGTTATACAGGCAGTGTTGGTTTTACAGGAAGTAAAGGAGAAGGATTTACTGGTAGTCAAGGTGACCAAGGATTCACTGGATCGATTGGTTTCACTGGTAGTCAAGGTGTAGGATTTACCGGTAGTAGAGGTTCAGTAGGTTTCACTGGTAGCACAGGGGACAGAGGTTATACTGGTAGTATTGGTTTTACAGGCAGTCGAGGAGACACTGGATTTGTTGGTAGTCAAGGCGATCAAGGATACACAGGTAGTATTGGTTACACAGGTAGTTCAGGATTTATCGGCAGTCAAGGTATAACAGGTTTCTCAGGAAGTAGAGGACTAACAGGTTTTACTGGCAGTCAAGGACTAAGAGGTCAAGAAGGTTTAGAAGGTCCTATTGGATATACTGGTAGTTTAGGATTTACAGGTAGTGTTGGTTTTAAAGGTGATCAAGGCGATCAAGGTGATATTGGTTTTACTGGTAGTCAAGGCTTACAAGGAGACCCAGGACCACAAGGCGACCTAGGGCCACAAGGTGATCAAGGATACACTGGTAGTAGAGGATTTGTAGGTAGTATTGGTTACACTGGTAGTCAAGGTATTCCAGGAGAAGCAGCAGCTATTGGTTACACCGGTAGTATTGGATTTACCGGCTCACAAGGAGATATTGGTTATACTGGTAGTAGAGGTACGGATGGGCTACAAGGCTACACCGGTAGTATTGGATTTACCGGCTCACAAGGAGATATTGGTTTCACAGGCAGTCAAGGTACGGATGGGCTACAAGGCTACACCGGTAGTATTGGATTTACCGGCTCACAAGGAGATATTGGTTTCACAGGCAGTCAAGGTATCCCAGGTGAGTATGCTGCTTTAGGATTTACTGGTAGTCAGGGATCTAGTGGAAGTACTGGTTTCACTGGTAGCATTGGATTTACTGGTAGTCAAGGATTTACAGGTAGTCAAGGAATATTAGGTTTTGCAGGTAGTCAAGGCTTACAAGGAGATATCGGATATACTGGATCTATTGGTTTTACAGGCAGTCGAGGTAACCAAGGTGATCAAGGGGAAATAGGGCCTCTTGGTTACACTGGCAGTCAAGGCGATCAAGGTGATCAAGGCATTCAAGGAGATACTGGCTTTACTGGAAGTCTGGGATATACAGGATCAAGAGGATTTACAGGTAGTCAAGGTATTCCTGGAGAATATGCTGCACTAGGTTTTACTGGTAGTCGCGGCGATGCTGGATTCACAGGAAGTACTGGTTTCACTGGTAGTATTGGATATACAGGTAGTCAAGGAGATACTGGTTTTGTTGGTAGTACTGGGTTTACAGGTAGTCAAGGTGTAACTGGGTTTACAGGTAGTCAAGGTATTCCAGGAGAATATGCTGCACTAGGTTTTACTGGTAGCCAAGGAGATTTTGGTTACACAGGTAGTAAAGGCGACACAGGAGAACAAGGATTAAGAGGCTTCACAGGCAGTCAAGGTATACAAGGTATACAAGGACCGCAAGGAAACTTAGGATATACTGGTAGCAGAGGATTTGTAGGTAGTCAAGGAATACAAGGTAATACTGGATTTACAGGCAGTATTGGAGTAACCGGTTCGAGAGGTTTTACAGGTAGTCAAGGTATTCCAGGAGAAGCAGCAGCTATTGGTTACACCGGTAGTCAAGGTATTATTGGTTATACTGGTAGTACAGGACAAACTGGCTTTACTGGTAGTCGAGGAGACACTGGATTTGTTGGTAGTCGAGGAGACCTAGGTTTTACTGGTAGTCGTGGATTTACTGGCAGTAAAGGTGATCAAGGTGACACTGGGTATGTTGGTAGTAGAGGTCAATCTGGATTCACAGGAAGTACTGGGTTTACAGGTAGTCAAGGTATTCCAGGAGAATATGCTGCACTAGGTTTTACTGGTAGCCAAGGAGGACAATTATTTAAATTTAATAATCCTGGTGGCGCTTTTGTTTATACTATAGATGGTTATAATGAAAATTATCCTACTATCACTGTTTTCAAAGGAGACTTAGTATATTTTAACTTACAAAATATTACTAGTTCTCACCCTTTAGCATTTAGATTAAGTTCTGGAAACACCGACACTGTTCCAGGAATGACTAATAATAACACAACATCAGGTAATCATTCCACATCTACGTTAATCAGTTATAGAGTTCCGTATGATGCACCCACTCAGATTGTATATCAATGTGTTTTTCATAGTGGAATGATTGGTATTATCAAAATTGATGACAGAAAAGGATATACAGGAAGTCAAGGTATAACAGGAGCTCAAGGTGAACAAGGATTCAGAGGATTTACTGGTAGTAAAGGCGACACTGGAAATCAAGGCGACAGAGGTGATCAAGGTTTTACAGGTAGTAGAGGATTTACAGGCAGTCAAGGTCTTACAGGAAATCAAGGTTTAAGAGGATATTCTGGCAGTAGAGGATTTACTGGTAGTAAAGGTGATCAAGGTCTACAAGGGGAAATTGGTTTTACTGGTAGTCAAGGCGATCAAGGGTACACAGGTAGTATTGGTTTTACTGGATCTGCAAGTACAGTGATCGGCTATACAGGTAGTTTAGGATTTACTGGTAGTCAAGGTGCAGGATTTACTGGTAGTCAGGGCATAACCGGATTTGTCGGTAGTAGAGGTGACATCGGTTTTACTGGATCAATTGGTTTTACTGGTAGTCAAGGAACAGGATTTACTGGTAGTCGAGGCGTAGTTGGATTCTCAGGCAGTAAAGGTGATCTTGGTTTTACTGGTAGTAATGGTTTCGCAGGTAGTCAAGGTATAACAGGATACACTGGTTCGGCTAGTACAGTGATTGGTTACACTGGTAGTCGAGGAACTGACGGTATAATAGGAGTAGATGGTAGTCAAGGATATACTGGAAGTTCTGGTTTTACCGGTAGTCAAGGAGATATTGGCTATACAGGCAGTCAAGGCGACATTGGTTTTACCGGTAGTCAAGGAGATATTGGCTATACAGGCAGTCAAGGCGACATTGGTTTTACAGGCAGTGCTGGAACTAATGGCTATACCGGTAGTCAAGGCGACATTGGTTTTACAGGCAGTCAAGGCGACATTGGTTTTACAGGCAGTGCTGGAACTAATGGCTATACAGGCAGTCAAGGCGACATTGGTTTTACAGGTAGTAAAGGTGATACTGGTTTAGGATTTACAATTGCTAAAATCTATTCTAGTGTGTCAGAGTTAACTTCTGATACAAGTCCTGCAGGAATAATTGCAGGACAGTTTGCTATTATTGAAACTGCTAATCCTGATAATTTAGAAAATAGTAGATTATATCTATGGACAGGCACTTCTTATAATTTTATAACCGACCTGTCAGGAGCAACTGGATTAACAGGTCCACAAGGTATAATTGGATTTACTGGTAGTTCGGGATTTGTAGGTAGTACTGGATTTACTGGTAGCATAGGATTTGTAGGTAGCAGAGGGTTAGTTGGCTTTGCAGGATCTGCCGGCTTTACTGGTAGTCAAGGAACAGGGTTTACAGGTAGTCAGGGTGATCAAGGACTCAGGGGTTATACTGGTAGTTCAGGAACCGGTGGCGGCACCGGCGGCACATTCGGTAACTTAGATGGTGGTCAACCTGACAGTAACTATGGTGGAATATCCAGTATTGACGCCGGCGGAGTAACCTGATAAATATTAAAATAACAGCAGATTTTAAAAATGGCCATACAAATACAGTTTAGAAGAGGTACAGCAGCAGAATGGACTAGTGTCGATCCTACCCTCGCCGAAGGGGAAATGGGTATCGAAACTGATACAAATCTCTTTAAAATAGGTAACGGTAATGACAGTTGGACAGAGCTACCTTATGGCGGTTTAAGAGGTTATAGTGGAAGTTCTGGATTCACCGGCAGTGTAGGAAATATTGCTGTAGCCAATGTATTGTATGTAAGTAAAAGTGGCAATGACAGTAATTCAGGAACAGCACTAAACACTAGTAAACTAACAATTAAGGCAGCATTGCAAGTAGCTACAAATGGTACAACAATTTTTGTAAAGAGTGGTGACTATACAGAAATTAATCCCCTAACAGTTCCTGAAGGTGTGGCCATCGTAGGGGACAATTTAAGAACTGTAACTGTGCGGCCACAAAACAAAACTCAAGATTTATTTTATGTAAACAACGGAATTTATCTAGCACATATGACTTTCAAAGACCACGAAAGTCCTAGTGCTGCTGTTGCGTTTAATCCTAACGGTAGTGCTGGTGTAATTCATACTAGCCCTTATGTGCAAAATTGTACCAGTATGACTAGTACTGGCACAGGTATGCGTGTAGATGGCGCACACTGCGAAGGGTTAAGAAGTATGGTCGTAGATGCGTTCACACAATATAATCAAGGCGGTATAGGTATACATCATCTCAATAGAGGAAATACACAACTCGTATCTGTATTCACTATATGCTGCGATGTTGCAGTTTTATGTGAGAGCGGCGGCTTCTGTAGTTTAACTAACAGTAATAGCAGTTTTGGTAATTATGGACTAAAAGCAGATGGTGTAAGTTCAAGTTTATATTCTGGAAAAGTTAATGGTGCAACTTCTGGAAGAACATTTATTATAGATAATTTAACTACAAGACCAAATGTAGGTGATGCTGTGAAGTTTGCAGGAGATACAACTTATTATACTTTAGCAACAAGCACAGCATTTACTAGCGGATCGACAACTATCACTTATCCTAATTTTTCATCAGAACCAGCAGATGCTAGAAATGCTAGACAAAACATATTAGATGCCAAAAGTAAAATTCAAATTGATGTTATAGACTATCTCAATGAAACATATCCAAGTTTTGATTTTAATCAATTCAAATGTAGTAGGGATGTTGGATTAATCATTGATGCTGTAGTTGACGACATGGTGTTCAACACTAATTATAAATCTGTACAAGCAGGTATAAGTTATTATAGAGCAACTGCTAGCGAAGTCACAACAAATCAAAAAACTGAAACCATAGCAGGAATTAACTTTGCTAGAGATGCAGTGTTAGATATACTAAGTTCTGACAGTTCTCAAGGTCCAGAATACACAAGAGTTCAAACTAATTTTAATACTATTACTAATATTATTAATAATGGTATAGGTGTCGCACCTTCTTACACATTTAATAATTCAACTGCAACAACAACTAATAAGTCAAGATCTAAAGTAATATTACAAGCTAATCGTAGTTTCTTAATAGAAGAAGGTATAGCCTATATCACAGCAAACTATCCAGGATTAAGTTATGATTCTACAAAATGTCGTAGAGACATTGGATATATTGTAGATGCAATAACTTATGACATCACTTACGACGGCAACAGCCAAACAGCCGATGCAGCTGATGAATACTATAGTACAGGAACGCTTCAAGTCCCAACTGGAGAGAAGCAGGCTACAATTGATACATTTGCCTATTTAAAAACTGTA